AGTATAAGTAAGAGATGATTATTCCAATTAAATGTTTTACCTGTGGTATGGTTATTGCGAACAAATATCGTTATTATCAAGAACAAGTTAGAAGAAAAAAAATAGCCAAAAGAGGAAACGACGAGTCCATTGATATTGACAAGGTTGTTTATTTAACAAAAGAATTTGCTGAAAAAACCCCAGAAGGAGAAGTTTTAGATGAATTGCATATGACAAAGATGTGCTGTCGTCGCCACTTTCTAACTCATGTTGATATTGAATAAAATATTATAATATTTTAGAACTTTTATAAATTGTACAAATAATTAAATAGTTTATCTTATATTTTTCTTTGAATATAGTATAAATGGCTACTAAAAAACGTCAACGAATTTATAAAATGAAGGGTTGTTCTAAAGAAATTAAACATATTAAAGGAGGATATACAAATATAAATGGAATAGATAAAACAATGCCGAATACAGGTCCTCCTGTAGGAATGCCGACAATGGCTACAAATCAAATGTCTGGTGGTTGTGGAACTTGTATGAGAGGTGGAACTTGTAGTACTTGTGGATCTCTTTTTGGTGGTGGGAAACATCGTGTTGGATGTAGATGTAGTTTATGTAAGAAGAAACAAATGAATGGCGGATCTACGAATACTTTAATACCATTAAATAATTATCATACAGATATTCAAACCTCCATTCAAAATACCAGAGGTGGACGACGAAGTAACATGGTTACTAGAAAAAGAAGTTTAAAAGGAGGAACATTGTCTAACTTTTTAGGTCAAGATTTGGTTAATTTAGGAAGACAATTTCAATTTGGGGTAGGAAGTGCGTATAATGGATTAGCAGGATTTAATGCTCCAGTTAATCCTTTGCCGTGGAAAGATCAATTCACACATACATCTAACTCGCGAATTTTATAAAATATAATTCAAATACTTATATAACTAAAATAACTAAAATATAACTAAAAAAATAAAATTTATTATCTATGAATAAATTATAAGGATGCTTACTAATATTAAGAAGTTGTGTGCTCCAGCTTTAGTATATTTAGTTATATCGCTGATTGGAATATCGTGTGTTTTATTTCAAAATTTAGGAAATACAAACAGCTATCATGTTGGTACTTTTTCATGCAGAGTGCCTAATACGGCTGCGGTTCTTTTCATAAAATTGGTATATGTGGTGTTCTGGACCTATATTCTAAATTTAATTTGCAATGATGGTCACGCTGCATTATCTTGGGCATTAATTTTGTTACCATGGATATTACTATTTGTGATGATGGGATTATTAATGATGAATATGTAAAATTGAATATAGAAAAGGTTATAGAGAAAATATAAATTTCAATTAAAAATAATAAAATAAAAAGAAATATTTTATTATTATAACTAACTTATGACAACCAAAATAAAAAATGGAATATCTTATGAAACAAATGGATGGAAATATATATCTATTAAGGGAAACCCCAAAGAGCGAGGATATGCCTATGGATATTTATGTGCGTCTGATTTTAAGGAAATTCAAAAAATGTTAAAATTTCTAATGTTTGAAGCATATGGACAAGAATGGGAATATTTTATTCAGCAAATCTCGCTCGATTTTAAAGAAATGACAGAACGAGATTTTAAGGAATTTTATGAAGAAATGCAAGGCATTACTGAAGGATGTTGTGCGAATGGATGTAAAACCACCATTGATGAAATTATTGCCTGGAATTTTTACTGTTCCATTCCTTATTGGTATTCATTAAAATCTGATTCACATTCTGGTAAAGAAGGTGGAGGTGCTCCTGATAAATGTAGCGCTTTTATGGCTGTTGGTGATTGGACTGAAGATGGTAAAATCGTATGTGCTCATAATTCATTTACAGACTATGTTGATGGACAATATAATAATGTTGTATTAGATTTGAATCCGGATAAAGGGCATCGATTTATTATGCAGACCTCGCCATGTTGGATTTGGAGTGGAACTGATTTTTTTATTACGGCAAAAGGTATTATTGGAACAGAAACGACGATTGGTGGATTTATTCCTTATGAAAAACGATTTCCAATTGGATATAGAATTCGACAGGCCATGCAATATGGTAATACACTGGATGAATATTGTGAAATACTTTTACGCGAAAATTCAGGAGATTATGCGAATTCTTGGTTGTTTGGGGATACAAATACAAATGAGATTTTACGAATAGAATTAGGACTTAAGTATCATAACATAGAGAGAACTAAAAATGGATTTTTTATTGGATTTAATGCCCCTTATGATGAGCGGATAAGAAATTTAGAGGTTAAAAATTCAGGGTTTTATGATATACGACGTCATCAAGGTGCGCGATTAGTTCGACTTGGAGACCTTATGGATGAACACAAAGGTAAAATTAATTTAGATATAGCTAAACAAATAATATCAGATCATTATGATGTATATTTAAAGAAAGAAGAGAATCCTTGTGCGAGAACTGTTTGTTCGCATTATGATCTTGATGCGAGGGAATATATGTCTGATCCAAGTAGACCAAAGCCATTTGCGCCACATGGAGCAGTAGATGGCATTGTATGTGATACCAATATGGCGAAAAAAATGAGTTTTATGGGTCGATTTGGTAATTCGTGTGGTCAAGCATTTGATAAAGAGGTATTTTGTAAAAATCATAGACAATATTATAAATTTTGTCCTTATTTAAAGAATAGACCATCTCAACCTTGGACGGAGTTTTCTATAAATAAAGATGAAACAAATAGTAGTAAAGAGAGAAATATAAATAAAAGCCGTTTTAAATTGACTAGAAAAGGGTTAACTAAAAGAAAAATAACACACACTAGTAGAAGAAAATAAATATTTCAAATTCAACTACTTTCATCAAATATATTTTCAATATTTTGAATAAAATTTACAGCTTTAATATTTTTTTCTGTATATGTTTTTTTATAATATAATTGTGGATTATTTATTATTGTTATAATAGTATTCAAATCTTCTTGAATATTTCCATTTAACTTAATAACATTTTCAACATAGGAGTCAATGTTTTTACATCCAATATATACTGGATTACAGTTATACATTAATGGAGTAATTATTTTTTCAGAAAAATAATGATTACAACAATAGTTTTCAATACAAATTGAAAAATGGTAGTTTTCAAATGGTTCAGCATCCTCAAATTTACCCATAACTCTATTATATTTATAATTTAAACTTCCACGTCCATAAATATCTATTGGTAAATTATGTTGTATTATTTGTTCTACTAATTTATGACGATATATATGACCAGGTGCAAATTGTTTTTCGCTTACAATAACAGACATTAACTTTGTTTTATTTACAATTTCTTGTGGTGGTCTTGAATGCCACATGTATCCAAAATGTTCTACAAAAGGGTCAGGTAAATTATTTTTATCTCCAATATAATATTTTCCAATATATTGTTTTGCATATTTAATGAAAGTATCAGTTAATCCTAAGAATGCTATTGGTTCAAATGCTAATCCAATTACATTACTTTTAGATATTGTTAAATTAGGCATTATTGTATTAATTATAATTGCATGAGTATAGTCATCTTCATCAGTTATATATATTTGGTTATCTTTACCATATGTATTAATTTCGTTTGAATAATTAATTCTTTCAAATATTTCTTTACAATTTTTACTTGAAGCAAAAGGACAAAATATTTTTATTTTCTTCATACTTAATATAAATAATAATACCTTTATATTATAAATATTTATATATTTATTTATATATTTAATGATTTTTTAGTAATATGATATCAACCAAATTGTATATATATATATATATATATTTAAAATTATACTTTATTTATAATATAAAAAAATATGATTATAATAATATAATGAACAAAGACAATATATCTTGGAAATTAATTGACAAATACTTTAAAGACAATCCGAATAATTTAGTTTCGCATCATTTAGATTCATATAATGAATTTTTTAGTAATGGTATTAAACGTATCTTCAAAGAAAATAATCCTATTAGATTTATTGAGAGAGAAGATGAAAATGACTCTAATAAAAGAAATGAATGTTCGCTTTATTTAGGAGGTAAAGAAGGACTAAATATTTATTATGGTAAGCCAGTTATATATGATGACCATAATTCGCATTATATGTTTCCCAATGATGCCCGCCTAAGAAATATGACCTATGGTATAACAATTCATTATGATATTGAAGTAGATTTTATAACATATGACGGGGATGAAAGAAAAGAACAAACCATAAAAATATCACGCGTATTTTTAGGTCGATTTCCTATTATGGTTCAATCCAATTTATGTGTATTAAATACATTAAGTAAAGATGTTAGATTTAATATGGGAGAATGTCGTAATGATTATGGTGGATATTTTATTATTGATGGAAAAGAAAAGGTAATTATTTCACAAGAAAAGTTTGCGGATAATTTGCTTTATATAAGAGCAAATAAATCCGACAATATCTATAGTCATTCCGCTGAAATTCGGTCTGTATCAGAAGATACGTCAAAACCGGTTAGAACTACTGCCGTTAAAATTGTAGCTCCTACAACTAGTCTAAGTAACAATCAAATAGTCGTTTCAGTTCCAAATGTTAAAAAACCGGTTCCATTATTTATTCTAATGAGAGCATTAGGGGTTATATCCGATAAGGATATTATTAAGACCTGTTTATTAGATGATACTTCAATGGATAATATGGATTTGTTTATACCATCAATACATGATGCGAATAAAGTATTTAATCAACAAAATGCGTTGGAATTTATAGCCGAATTAACCAAAAGAGGTACTGTATCAGGGGTTATTGAAATTTTATCTGATTATTTTATACCCCATATTGGCGAATTAAACTTTTTAGAGAAAGCCTATTTTATAGGATATATGATAAACAGATTATTAAAGGTTTATACTAAAGAAGAAAAACCAACCGATCGAGATAATTTTAGATTTAAACGGGTTGAATTATCAGGTTCTCTCATTTATGATTTATTCAGAGAGTATTATTTAATCCAAAAAAAAGATATAACGCGTAAAATTGATGAAGAATACTATTATCATAAAGGTGAATATAAAGAGGATGATAATCTTACTCGAAAAGAAGTAAAAAATAGTCGAACCAATAAAAAAGACGATATTCAAAAAGAAGATAATAAATATAAGGATAATTTTATAGGTCTTATTGAAGCAAACTTTAAATCTTTTTTTAAAGACCGAATTGTCGAACAAGGATTTAAAAAAGCATTTAAAGGAAATTGGGGATCAGAAGCACATACGAAACGAATTGGAGCGGTTCAAGATTTAAACAGATTATCATGGTGTACATTTATATCCCATTTACGTAAAATTAATTTACCATTAGATTCGAGCGCGAAAGTAGTTGGTCCCCGTTTATTAAATTCATCCCAATGGGGGTTTATTGATCCATTAGATACACCAGATGGAGGTAATATTGGGTTACATAAGCATATGGCGATTAGTGCATACATAACAAGTGGTTCATCGAGTCATCCAATTATTAAATGGTTGCGAATAAATACTCCAATGCGCGTTTTATTGGAATGTTCTCCAGAACAGTTAGGAATTAGTACAAAAATCCTAGTAAATGGAAACTGGATAGGTGTGATTGATACTCCGATTGAACTGGTTAATATGCTTAAATTATATAGACGAAATGGTATTATATCTACTTATACAAGTATTTCGTTTGATTACAAGCATAATGAAATTTATATATATACGGATGCTGGAAGATTATCAAGACCCATATATTATATTGATGATAATAAAGTTAGTTTTGATAGAGCAGAAATAAACGCTTTATTAGAAAGTGGTAAAATTACATGGGAACAAATTATATCTGGATTTATGAAAAAATCCGACGAACAATTTAAAACTAAAAATAATAAAATATATGATATTCAAGAATTATACGGTGAGACTGATATGGTAAAATTGAATAAATTTAAAGCAATGGTAGATTATGTGGATACTTCTGAAGAAGAATCCTCTTTAATAGCAGTTAACATTGAAGACTTGGCAAAAAATAAATTATATACCCATATGGAAATTGACCCTTCTTTAATTTTGGGAGTTATGGGAAATCTGATTATTTATCCTGAAAATAATCCAGTTACGCGTAATGTGTTTTCATGTGGGCAAAGTAAACAAGCCGTATCCGTATATCATACTAATTATCAAATGCGAATGGATAAGAGTGCAATTGTGCTTAATTATGGTCAAACTCCCTTAATTAAATCAAGATATCTGGAATATGTAAACAATGAAGAAAATCCATATGGTGTGAATGCCATAGTTGCTGTTATGTGTTATACGGGATACAATGTTGAAGATGCTATTTTAATTAATAAAGGATCGATAGATCGTGGTATATTTAGAACAACTTATTATTCATCTTATGAATCGAGAGAAGAAAGTTCAAAAGTAACTGGAGCAAGTAATTCAAAATTTACCAATATTGAGAAAAATGTAGTTGTAGGTAAAAAACAGGGATACGATTATAGTTATTTGGACGAGCATGGATTAGTTAAAGAAAATACAGAATTGAATGAAAAAATAATTTTGATTGGTAAGATTAATTCATCCTTAAACAATAAAGATGTTTGGACGGATGATTCAGTAAAAACCAAAAAAGGACAACTTGGAACAGTAGACAAGTCCTTTATTACTTTAGGTGAAGAAGGATTTAATGTTGCCAAAGTAAGAGTTCGTGAGGAACGATTGCCGGCCATTGGTGATAAATTCGCAAGTCGTAGTGGTCAAAAAGGTACCATAGGATTAATTATTCCTGAAGAAGATATGCCTTTTACGGAAGACGGTATTCGTCCAGATTTAATTGTGAATCCTCACGCGTTTCCATCTCGAATGACGATTGGACAAGTAATTGAAGAGTTGTTTGGTAAATTATGTACCAGTTATGGCGCGTTTGGTGATTGTACGGCATTTCAAGTAAAAGGGTCAAATTATCCAACTTATGCCCCTCTTTTAGTAAATGCTGGATTTCATTCATCTGGAAATCATGTAACCTATAATGGTATGACAGGAGAGCAAATTGCGGCAGATATATATTTAGGTCCAACCTATTATATGCGATTAAAACATATGGTAAAAGATAAAATCAATTATCGTGCACGAGGTCCAAATACCGTATTAACTAGACAACCCGTTCAAGGGCGCGCAAATGACGGAGGATTGCGTATTGGGGAGATGGAACGTGACGGAGTGTTAGCTCATGGAATGTCTTATTTTTTGAATGAATCCTTTATGGTACGAGGTGAAAAGGAAGACTATTATATAGCAATATGTAATAAAACTGGCGCTATTGCGATTTATAATGAATCTAAAAACTTATTTCTAAGTCCTTCAGCAGATGGACCCATTACATTTAAGTTTAATAATGATGGGACACAAAATATTATAAATTTAAGTAGATTTGGTCGTTCATTTAGTATTCTCAAGGTTCCATATTCCTTTAAATTGTTGATGCAAGAATTACAAATCATGAATGTTCAAATGAGAATTATTACAGAAGATAATGTAGATCAATTAACAAGTATGTCATATTCGGATAATATTAATAAATTATTGAGAAGTACGCAGAGTACACAAGATACTATTAGAGGAATTGGCGATAAAATTAGCAAATCATTTCAAATATCGAGACAACCCAAAATTGTAAATGATATTCCTGAATCTTATCCTAGTTCAACTGAATATATTCCAACTGAAGTTCCTATAAATATATCATCCAATTCATTGCCATATGCTCCAAATTATTCATCCGAACAATTATCATCATCAAATTCATTACCAAATGCTTCAGAAGAAGAAGTATTAAAAGAAGAAGAACCGATCAATGTAGAAGAAGAAGTATTAAAAGAAGAAGTATTAAAAGAAGAACCAATCAAATCAGAATCTATTAAAGAATTTATTATAAATCCATCTATTTTAGAAGTCGGTGCAAATGAAGAACTACCCGAAAAAACCGCATCAGATACCGAAACAATAGAAACTACTACAAATACTGAATCTGATATTAAAAAAATAACATTATAATATAAAATTGAAATAAAAAGTTCGACATATAATATAATATAATATAAAATGGCAAGTCAAAAATCAAGTGTTCTAATCTCTCATATATTTAATTCAAGAAAAGTTGTATTAGAACTTATGGAAAAACAAGGATATAATGTAAATGATTATGCCAACTTTAGTATTAATGAAGTAAATTCAATGAAACAAAATAATCAACTAGATATGCTATTAGAATCTAACGAAGATATTAATCCTAGTAAAAAAATATATATTCGATTTTATTTAAATTCTAGACCAGCTCCCAAAAATATTCAAGAAATGATTGATGATTTATTTATTTTAACAGAAACATTGAAGAAATCAGATACTTTATTTATAATTATTAAAGATGACCCAAATGAAACATTAATTAATGAATTGAAACATATTTGGGAATCAGAAGGGATTTTTATTGTAGTTGAAAGTATCAAACGATTACAATTTAATATTTTAAATCACATATTAGTTCCTATGCATAGAATAATATCAGAACAAGAAGTTGAAACTGTTATGGCAAAATATAATATTACAAATAAAAACCAATTTCCAGATATTTCGAGATTTGATCCTGTAGCTCGTGTGATTGGTCTAAGACCAGGACAAATATGTCATATTATTAGACCAAGTAAAACATCTATTAAAGCAAATTATTATAGAATATGTATTTAGAAATATTACTTATTATTATACCTTGATCAAATATAAATCAAAAGCTATATTTAAAATCAAAAGCTATATTTAAAATCAAAAGCTATATTACTTTTTTTAATCTTATATTATTGAAGATAAGATTAAAATTATAAATGGTTCATTGAAAGATTTTTGTATAAATTAAATATTATTAGATGTATAATGGAACAACAGTTAGAAACAATGAAATCGCAATTACCTTCTATGTTACATGATTTTCAAAAGTATTATGTGTTTTTGAATAAAAATCCTGATTTTGCTGAATACCAAAACATGTTTCAATCGATTAAAGATAATTTAAACAATATTAATACTCAATTATTTACTTTATCTAATGAAGTTACCTCTAAAATCGATTTATTAAATAAAAAATTATTTTCAATTGATTCTGAAATAGAGAGAGAGAAAGCTTTAAATAAAAAGCTAAAACACAAATTAAATATAATAGAACATAAAGGAAACGCTTCAACCGAAATGTTGTCTGATTATCAAACTATTTATGAAACAAAATATATGCATAATTGGTATTTATTTTTAAGTATTTTAATTATTAGTTATTCAATATACTTAAAAAGATAGTGTTTTTTATAGTATTAACTGTTTATGATAAATAAAGCAAAATTTTTAAATAATCATATACGAACAGTTTGTTTAAACTCGCATTTAGATTCTGTTAAAAATTATTTAGATAATTATAATAAAAATAAATATAATGGCTTAATAGTAACAGTGAGTAATCCATCTATGCCTTCAAATATTTTCCCATATTTGTTTGGATTTTTATCTTTATCTTCTACATTAATTTGTTATTTTATTATAAAAAATAGGTAAAATAGGTAAATATTGTTAATATGTAAATAAATTTGTTTTCTTATTTACATATATATGTCTTCGTTGAGCAATCAGTTTAATTCAATCTTATCCAAGTATATAACCACGTATAAAAGTTATTTAGATTCTAGTGATAATAGTTTAACTATGGTTCCTGATTCATTATTTGCGGGACAAACAAATCTTAGTGTATTAGCTAATTCAACTTTGAATGATTGTCATACAAGTTGTTTATCTAATAATGCATGTACAGGAGCAACTTTCAATAGTATATTAGAAACATGTATTTTAAATAGTGGTGATGGTGATCTTATATACAAACCTCATTCTACTGCAATTGTTCAGCAAAAATTATTCTATAATAAACAATTACATGAATTAAACGAACAATTATTACGCATTAATAAACAAATTATGAGTAGTAGTTATACATCGGATACCTCAAAGGCAGGATCTATATTACAAACTGAATATCAATCCTTACTTAAAGAAAGAGAGAAAATTACAGAAATGATTCATCAACGTCAAACGCTTGATTCTAAATATCAAGATGGATCACTTATAGTATCATCTAATTATTATACATATATATTTTTAGTACTATTTGTAATATTTTTAATAATAATATTACTTCGATACAACTAATAATATTTTTTTCACATAATATTATATGTTATCTCCCAAAGAATATGATCAACCAAATACAAGTCATCGAAAAAAAGAAGAATTTAAAGGATTATATAAAAAAACAAATAATATTATAAATACAACTTCGACCCAATCTTCATCATCTCCTTCCACTTTGGAAAAATTGTATAATAATACTTTGGAACAATATGAAAAACTTATGACACAAATGAATGGTTCCGCAACAGATTATTTAAGTAGAGTTAATCCTAATAATCCATATTTAAATAAAACTGTACGTTTTACAACAGGACATATAGCATATGTTACAAATCAAGGAGCAGTTAAATATATTCCTTCAATGGATATTTGGAATAGTGTGAATGCTCCCAAACAATATACTCAACTTACTGTAGCATGGGATGATTCTTGGAATAATGCACCAGGTTCTATTATTCCTACAACTCCTCCACTGGTATCTGGTACATTTATGAAATTGGGACAAAGTTTAGGCAATGAAGGAACAAATGTATATGTTAATACCATGATTAGTAGCTCTACGCCAGAATTTGAAGGATGTTTTGCTGACAATATTTCCAGCCCATTAATGACCTTTATTGGGGATAAACCCCCACCTATACCACCAAAAGCAACTATTCAAAATGAAAATTTTAATCAACCAAAAATGCCGAATAATACATATAGATACATTACAAGCTCTTCAGAGGTTCCTGGTTGGAATTTTAATGCCGTATTAGTGAATAATTCAGGTGCATGGGGATTTTCAATGCCATACCCAAATGGGCCTCAATGTGTCAGTATTCAAAATCTTCAATCTATCTGTCAAACCGTGTCATTACAATCTAATACTCAATATACAATATCCCTTATAGGATGTGGAAGACCTTGTGGTAATAATCCATCATGTAAATCGAATCCAATTAATATTAATTTATTTACCGTGGATAACCAATTTATTTCTACTATTTATCATTTTGAAGCAACTGTAAATGTTTGGACAAATTATTCTACTACTTTTACTGTTCCAAGTAGTCAAAATTATCAAATATGTTTTAGTGGAACTAATGCACCAGGAGATTTGTCTACTGCTTTACAAAATATTCAATTAACTGTTAAAAACTCATCTTCTACTACAAATGGGTCTTATACCTATGATCAATGTCAGGCTGCTGCCATTGAAGAAGGATATCAATATTTTGCTTTACAACGTGTAAATACCTCAACTTCTTTGGGGTATTGTGCTGCAAGTAATAGTCAACCAACTGCTACCAGTTTAGGTACAGGAACTGTCTCAAATGAACAAGTTGGATTATGGGCATCAATGTCTAATAATCCTCCTGGATTAACCGTGACGTTAACAAATACAGGAGCATTATCTGTGCTTGATCAAACTGGAAAATCTATATTTAGTACGCCAAATGTAAATGCTAAACCAGGTAATTATTTAGGATGTTATGCAGATAAATCAGATAGAGCAATGACAGTACAATCATCAACAACATCTACATTACAACAGTGTCAAGATCTAGCTACAAAAAATGGATCTACTTATTTTGGATTACAAAATTCAACTTGTTCAACAAGTAATGATTTTGTTAAAACAACGCAATATGGGGCAGCTGGTAATTGTACCCAAAATTCGACAGATAATTCATGGGTAGGTGGCGCTTGGTCTAATGCCGTGTATAATACATCATCTGATAGTAATTATTATTTAATTCTTCAAGATGATGGAGATATGTGTATATATAGAGGAACTGGTCCAACAGATAATCAAGGACTAATATGGTCAGCAGGTACTAAAGGAAAACAACAACAATCAAATCCATTATATATTTCAACCAATGGAAAATATGGTAAAAATTGGGTAGTAAGTGGTTCCACTTTGTCAAAAGGTGATTTTATAGGGTCTACTAATGGATCTACTGCATTAATATTTCAACCAGACGGCAATCTTGTATTATATACATTTTCAATGGTATCCAGTTGTTCAAAAATGTCTGATGGAAAAACTGGAGGTGGTTTAAATTCAAATGCTTTATATAATATTGGTAAAATAGGGGTAAAATCATTAATGGGATTAGTTGGATATATTGACCAAAATTCGGATATTCATACATACCCATCAACAAATACAACCTATACAGATTCATATACAAAAATACCAAAATATGATGCAGCTGGAAATGATATTAATAATGCGATTTATACAAATGCAACTATTGAACAATGTGCTGAAACATGTAATTCAACAAATAATTGTGTGGGATATGCATTTAAGAATAATACCTGTTATCCAAAAAAATCGATTGAAAATAAAACTAAGAATAATTTAGTAGATTTATATGTACGAAATAAATCTCCACTTAATCCTCCTATGGGAGTTACTAAATCAGTAACAAATATTGATAGTGTATCGTATAATAAATATATAAATGGTGGTGAGATTAGTTCATCTTATGGAATAGCTAATGCAACCGAATCGCAAAAACAAAAATTAGAACAACTTCAATTAAAAATGAATACACTATCTGGTGAAATGGCTTCTTCCGTTGAAACAAGTAGTGTTCAATCGCAACAAGCTATAAACCAATTAAACGAAAATAGAAATGGAATAGAAGATTATTTAAAACAAATTAATACTACTGATACAAAAATTAACCAGTTTAACAATAATAACAATGTTGAAAATATTTTAAATGATAGTGATATAATTGTATTACAAAAAAATTATGAATACTTATTTTGGAGTATTATAGCAACTGGAACAGTATTAGTAACTATGAATATAGTAAAAAAATAAAAAAATTTTCTTATGAAATATATAATGACAGATAACACAGACGTTGAACAAAATAATGAACAAATCCTAAATGACATTCAATCATTACAACAATTGGAACAACAATTATTTACTGGTTTAGAGACAAATACTAATTTAACTCCTGAACAACAACAGCAAATAATGGAAAAAACTGCACAGTTATCCAATATGCGTATTAATTTATATAAAACATTAAGTGGAGTTAATGATGCATATCAAAATACAATTTCTTCATCCGTTGGAACATTAAGGGAACAAACCGTCGCCATTGGAATTGTTGAAAATGAATTAAATAAATCTAAACAACGTTTAACAGCATTAGATAATGAAAAAAATAATCAAATACGTTTAGTTGAAATTAATGATTATTATGGTGATAAATATGCCGAACATGCGTCATTAATGAAGATTATAATATGGATATTATGTCCAATCATTATTGTAGCTTTTTTAAATAATAAGGGATTAATATCAAATACAATTTATTATAGTTTACTTGTCATAATTTCAGTTATTGGCGCATATTATTTTTGGAAAACATTTGTGTCAATTATATTGCGAGATAATATGAACTATCAAGTATATGATTGGTATTTTAATCCTCCAGCAAATTCATCCTCCTCATCATCTTCTTCTACATCCTCGGTAGATCCATGGATGAGTATTCCTGGTACATGTATTGGTGAAAATTGTTGTTCTGTTGGACAAACGTATGATGCTTCATTGAATCAATGTACAATAGAATCATTTACTTCTGAAAATATGAACAAAAATATTATACATTAAAAAAATGTTATACAAAATATATTGTAAATTGTTATAAAACTTGTTATATAAATTATAAAAATAGTCATATAATATAGTATATTCTATGACTACGAATCAATTTGATTTTAATAAATTTAACACATTAGTAAATCAAGCATCAGATTCAATCTTATGTAATACTGAATGTCAAACTCAACGTCAATCTGAAAAACTTAAGCAAACTTATTTAAATACTCAAATAAACGCAAATAATATAGAATCAGAAGAACAAGCCGCAGAAAAAAAATTTATTATATTTACTCAAGGAGAAGATGCTTACAACACATTACGTGAATCAAGATTACAAGCAAAATCAAAACTTATTGTAGATAAATTTTCCAACGTATTTAATGAAGAAATCAATAAAATTAAAACACAACTTCAAACATATAATGGAATACTTATTAATGTTAAAAATATAATTGATTTACTGACTAGTTATAAAAAAGAAAACCGCGAACTATTAAAAGAATTAAAAGAGGATACAAATGATGTTCTTACAAATGAGAGAAAAACCTTTTATGAAGATCAGAATATTGGGTCATTGAGTGGTTGGATTTATTATGTATTATTACTCGTCTATATTGCATGTATTTTATATTTTATGTTTATCTCTCAAACGTGGATGAAAAAAGTAATAGTTTTAATCATCTTCGCAATACTACCTTTACTTCTAAATGGTTGCAAGAATCTCTTCATCTTCCTCTTCAGGTTCAACGAATTTAACTCCCATCCACCCAGTTGATTTATTTACTCCGAATTTTTTATTCATATATTCGTATAATTCTTCTCCTTTCGGGGTTTTTCTGGATCCTTGCGAACACTCGAACCATTGTTTAAATGCCGCTTGTAGTCCAGTCTTCTTAATTTGGTCTTTAGGATTATCTGACTTAATAATCATTTCACTTACAAATGCGGCAATATGATCTTGACCTCTTCTGTATTTATTAGAAGCATTCAATACCATTTCACAATCCAATACAATACCATCTGTTTCAAATGCTCGTTTTACAAGAATACTCGCAAAGGTTGGAGCAAATGAAGGCAATTTATCTTTCAAACTTTTATCTTTTGGGTAAATATACGGCGAATCGTCATAATAGGTTTCTCCTTCATCTACGAATTTTCCTAAATAATCGCATTTTCTAATTCTTCTCCAAGTTCCATCTTCATTGCTATCAATGTCAAACAAATTATTGGTACAAACTACCAAACTAAATTGTGGATCAAATATTTCCGATTCACAGTATAATCCTCTTACTTGAAGCGGATCTCCTCCAGTTAGTTCCTTCATGACACCTTCATTTAATTTTACATTTTTAGATGGTTCTTGCATAACAGCATATCGTACACCTTTTAATTTAAGTACTTCATCCGAAGTTCCACCAATTTTACCTCTGGAATCAGTGACCAGAGTAATTGGGACAGTTCCCTTGTATTCACCCAAGGTATGTGCCATTAAATCAGTAACAATGGATTTTCCATTACTACCACTTCCGTGATATATATGAAAGGTTTGGTTTTTATTTGCTCCAATTAAACAAGACGCAAAATGGTCATACATATATCGTTTCATGTCTGAAATGGGAAATAATTTTGTCATGAAAATATCAATTTCATTGACAATTTTAACAAATTCTTCGTTTGAACTGTCATAGGTAACATAATTAATTTTGGTACTTTTGGTAATATAATCTTCGGGATATCCTTCTCTAAATATTTTATTTGTAAAATCTATTACACCATTATTAAAACACATTAAATATTTATTTGTATCCATATTTTTAATAAATTCGTCATCATAAAATAGTTCAGAGGCTTCACGCATAATATGGTCTTTATCAGTGGTTCTTTTAAGTTTTAATTTAATTTCTCCAACACGTATAATACGTTTTTGAACGGCAGCAACTCGAACATCATCACCTCCAGCAGTATATTCAAATAAAGCTCTCTCTAATTCTTCTTCTTTTTTAGTGACTAAATTATATACTTCTTGAGAAATTTTGGTTCTAAGAGACAATCCTTTGTCCAATCTCCAATTATGATTTTTAAACTGATACCATGATCCCTTTTTATCATAGCTTACACACACATATTTATCTTTATATATATGTCTTAACAATAATGCCCCGTCATATTCAGTAGCACTTTCAACATATCTATCTATAAAATAATCAGTTGTTCCGCTTTTAATTTTTTCATATTCTTCAAAATTATCTTTTCTAACCCAATACATGATTGATTTCTTGGTTACCTGATGTCCTGTATAATTTGATTTTCCGAATTTAGACCATGTGGAATACAATTCGGATATAGTATTATATTCAAAGTCAGTCGCTTTGCTTCTCAATTGAATCCAAGATAAGAATAATCTATCATCTGTATGTTTCAAGGCAAACGCAACTGATCTATTTAATAAATGTGATCCAGGATTATAATATTTTTCTGGCAAAGCTTGACAAAATAAATGTGTTTCAAGTAAATCTTGTTCATTTGTATTAAATTTTGACAACATTATATTTACGGCTTTATCAAGAGTTTCTTTATCTATAATATCATTGATGGACATGTAATTATCATTTTCATCTGAATTGTCATCATTCGTTGCCAAATGGTTCATTTTAATCTTACTAGACGCCTTTTTTATTTTAGATCCTTTATTATCAATTCGTGTATTATAAAGATCAATTATTTTTGGATTTATTTGAAAGACTGGATGATTATCATATTGAACAGACAATACTTTAAACTTATTTTTAAAATCAAATTTATGTACATCGTATTCATCCATAATGAATTGATTATCTAATGGATCCAAAGTCATTGTATAATGATGAGTTAATTCATAGGCTTCATTTCCAGGTTTTCTTGATCCAAATAACTGCCAATTAGTAGTTCCTTTACTAATGCCTTCATCTAAAACAGAATCCCATGTATTTATAAGAGGCATATCCCAAATATCTACTAATTTAGCTAACATTTTTTCACGAATAATCATTTGCATAACGTGGTCTATTTGTAATCCAATAATCATATGTATTCCATCTTTAGTCAAAGAACCATCAACCAATCTATTTACATTGGGTTTTTCAAATATAAATATATCAAATGGTTTATCAGAGGTTATCGAATAACATTCTTTTAAACATTCGGAATATTCGCATATCATATCACTTATATGTTCAGTAGTATGTTGTCTTGTACTGACATCATGATTATATCGAAAATCAAAATCTACCGCCATGGGACCACCCGCTGATAGCTGTTTTTCAGTTAAATATTCTTTTCTATTTTTTACAAATATATTATCATAATATAAACTATAAAATACTTCAAGCTCTTCTTTGGGTATTACGAAAGCTCCAGCATATATATTTTTATCTTTATCAGGTATTCTAGTATGAGTTGAACACGAGGTTTCGCCAACCTTTTGTTCATTTTTAGCACTATGCTTTGCTAAAAATTCACTCAAGTCTTTAAATTGTGACGATAAGTTACCAGGTATATTCATTTGTATGATATACTATAGAGATATATTTCTATTTCATTTTTTTATACTATTTTATAAAACCAAAAATAGATGGTTGGTTTTTTTAGAAATAAAACATATTCATATACTTTATAAAAAATGAGCAAGTCTTTGTTTTGTTCCAAATCCAATGAACATACATTAAATCTATCTAATTCACCTATTAATATAAATGAAATACTTAAACTTGAAAAAACGGAGGATACATTGCTAAAATCCATAAATTTAATAAGTCAGTTTCCTCCTGTATATGACCAAGGATCATTAGGTTCATGTACCGCAAATGCTCTATGCAGTCTGTTTGCCTATAGAAACAAAGAATATTTAGGATCTCGTTTATTTTTATATTATAATGAACGAGTTATTAAAAATAATGTGAGAATTGATAGTGGTTCTGAATTAAGAGATGGTATTAAAGTATTAGAAACATTAGGCTTATGTAAAGAATCCGAATGGCCTTATGATGTGATACATTTTTATATTAAACCATTATCTCGTTGTTATTCAAATGCTTTAAATAATAAGGTGAAAAGTGCTCATCAAATTCCCCAATATGAGCAAAGTTTTAAAACCGCGTTAATAAATGGGGATCCATTTACATCAGGTATAATGATTTACGATAGTTTTGAAACGCAACAAGTAGTAAGTAATGGTATAGTTCCAATGCCAAATGTTACCACAGAAAGATGTTTAGGGGGGCATGCGGTTGTATGTGTTGGATTTACAACAATAGATGAAAAAGAATACTGGGTGATGCGAAATTCGCGAGGTTCCAAATGGGGCGACCACGGATATTTTTATTTACCATTAGCTTATTTGTTAACAAGTAATTTGGCAAAGGATTTTTGGACAATCCAGATTTAGAACAAGGTTTTTACTGAATAACAATATTTAAAATTGTATTAAAAACATGTTATTATAATTAGTATGTCTATTTTTATTTCAAAGGAATCTGTCTCACGATTATTAAAAGATGTTAAACATATTATTAAAAACCCTCTTATAGATAATGGAATTTATTATATGCATGATGATACTAACATATTAAAAGGATATGCTCTTATTATTGGACCTGAAGATACACCTTATTTTGGTGGAAATTATTTGTTTGAAATATCTTATCCAGCTGATTATCCACATAGTCCTCCAATTATTAAATATTGCACGAATAGCAATAATGTCCGATTTAATCCAAATTTATATATTTGTGGTAAAGTATGTGTTTCTCTCTTGAATACATGGAGTGGAGATCAATGGACTTCGTGTCAAACAATATCTACGGTATTATTAACATTATGCACCTTGTTTTGTAAAGACCCACTATTAAATGAACCTGGTATAACTAATACGCATATTGATTTACCAAAATATAATGAAATTATTCAATATTCTAATCTAACTATTGCGGTATGTGATATTATTGAAAAAAATCCTACTATTTATTTACCTTTTTTTGAAATGTTTTATCCACATATTAGGGAAAATTTCTTTAAAAATTATGACAAATTACTTGAATTTGCTATTAATAAAGATACTGAATATGCACATAAATCTATTCTAACTAAAACCATATGTTATGGTATGAAAATAAATATATCTTATGTTAATACAATTAAAAGATTAAATACCGCAAAAGTATTTTGCGAATTAAATAATATAAAAGAAAATTGAAATAAACAAATAAAACTATATTATAGTAATCTAACCATGCATTTTTGTTCCAACTGTTCCAATATGTATTATATTCGTATTAATGTTGATGATCCAAATAAACTCGTCTATTATTGTCGCAAATGTGGAAATGAAGATAAACTATTAGCTATTGAAAATGTATGTGTATCTAAAACACAATTAAAAAAAACAGAACAAACATTTAGTCATATTATAAATAAATATACTAAATTAGATCCTACTTTACCAAGAATTAATACAGTATTGTGTCCAAATCATGATTGTGATACTAATAAAAATAATAAAGAAAGAGAGATTATTTATATTAGATATGATGATACAAATATGAAATATGTATATTTATGTTCTAATTGTGATACTATATGGAAACCAACATAAAATAATTATATATATAATAATAAAATTGAAATAATTTAAAAATATAAATAGTTATTATATTAAATGAGCGACGATGAATATAATACCGAAAGTGATTCTGAAAATAGTGTTTCGAGTGAAGAAATTCAAAGTATACCTCATAAAAAGCCTCTAATTGCTAGTATTAATAATGTAGATGATTCTGATATAGAAGTTGAAAATTCAGATTCAGATTCTGACTCATCTATAGCTGCCGTTTCAGATGATGACACTGTAGTTATGGATGATTCAGAGGAAGAAGATGAAGATTTTGTAGGAGGAGCTGTTGAAGGTAAAAAAACGAATAAACCAATTCCTATGGTTCAACCATTTATAATTGAAGATAATGAAGATGACGATGAAGATGAATTTGATGAAAATTATTTACAAAAGTTTAATAATGAAACAACTCATGATTATGTCAATGATTTTCATCCAGAATGTTTTAGTCACAATTATGATGAAATCGCCTGTTTATCTATTATTGTAAAAAACCATGACGGAATTATAGTTGATCCAATTCATAAAACAATTCCATTTCTAACAAAATATGAAAAAGCCAGAGTTTTAGGTCAACGAGCTAAACAGTTGGAAACAGGAGCAAAACCTCTTGTTAAAATTCCAGAAAATATTATTGATAGTTATATCATTGCTGAATTAGAGCTTAAAGAGAAAAAAATTCCATTTATTATTAGACGACCTATACCTGGCGGAGGATGTGAATATTGGAAATTATGCGATCTTGAAAATATTTCATTCTAAAAGAAAAATATGAAAGGTATTTAAGGTATTTAATTTATAGAATAATTGTTTTTTCATCTTTAGTAATAACACATCCGGCTACCTTTGTTTTTGTAATATTTTTCACTTGAGTATAAATAAATTCTACTTTTTCAATATTTTTTATTTTATTTGTATTTGATTTACAAAGTATAATACCCGTTTTGATAATATATAATAGATCATTCTTACATATATCATCAGGAATTTCACATACAACATGACATGATGGAACATGTTTAGCATGAAACCATAAATCATCTGGAGAACCCATATCAATTACATTGAAATTTTCTTGTTGGTTTTTACCAATATAAAATACAACTTCTCTCTTTATGGCAGATATAAATACTGATTCAGTTTTCATTTAAATATATTATTATGTAAATTCTTTTTAAAATTGAATCATTTTTATTATGATAATTTGTATATATATAATGACAGACCATACAAGTATTACAAGTATTACATTATTTACTATTTCAATGGGTATAATAACCTATGGAATATATGCTGTAAATATAAATAATACAATACTACATCAAAAATTAGATACAAAATTAGATACAAAATTAGATAAAATAATAAGTATTTTAGAAGAACAAAATCAAAGAAAACGAGAGAAATATGAAAGGAAACGAATGTATAAGGAGGAAGAAGAAGAAAAAGAAGAAGAAGTAAAAGAAGAAGTAAAAGAAGAAGTAAAAGAAGTAAAAGTCCAAAGAATTAAGAGAATTAAAAAGAAAAACAAAGATATATCGAATGAAGAACTCGCTAGTAATATATCAGATATATCGATTGAAGTTCAAGATAGTGTATATAGATATTTAATTGAAAAAAATACTGATATTAATAAATTGGTGGAAAAAGAAGAAGATATTGGGCTTGATATTAATAAATTGGAGGAAGAAAAAGAAGATATTGGGCTTGATATTAATAAATTGGAGGAAAAAGAAGAAGATATTGGTCTTGATATTAATAAATTGGAGGAAAAAGAAGAATATACTGAAATATTTCATGAGGGATATGATACTTTTCCATGTAATAATTCACATAAAATTACTGGCTTCAAAGGTTTATTTAATTGGTAAAAAAATAATTAATAAAATAACATTACTCATTATGAAAATAGCATTATGTTTTATAATAAGTTACGAACATATCTTAAATAAGGAAGAAATCTGGAAAGAGTGGATTGAACCAAATAAAGATATAATAAATGTTTATTTTTTTTACAAAGATTTTAATAAAATTAAATCACCTTGGATTAGAGAACATACTATTCCTCCAAATTATATATGTAAAACATCTTATTACCATGTTGTTCCCGCATATATTTCAATCATGAAATTCGCATTACATCACGATGTCGCGAATCAATGGTTTTGCCTTTTAACCGATTCATGTTGTCCGGTTATTTCACCGACCCGATTTCGGGAATTATTTAATGAAAACTATAACAAAAGTATTTTAAAGTGGTCGCCGCCTTGGTGGCGAGTTGACTTTCACAAGCGGGCTAATTTACATAAGCTTCCAACTCATCTACAACTTGCAAATGATCCTTGGTTTATTTTAAAGAGAGAAAATGTTAAACAAATATTTCATTTTATTCAAAAAAAGGTCAATATGGTAAATCTAATTTGTAACGGAGGATTAGCAAACGAGAGTATTTTTGCGATTATTATACGGTATTATGATATGGATGTTATTAATGCGGCGACACATATAACAGATTGGTCTAAAATGTCAAGCGCAACCAGCCCATATATATTTAAAACCGGTAACAAGGATGAACGCTCGTTTATTGAGGCGGAATTGAAAAAAAATAAGTATGCGATATTTATTCGCAAAGTTGCGCCAGAATTTATTCCTCCTTTTTCTTTCTCTCTGTCTTAAAAAGTAAATAGTAGAGATTTATTATATTTATATTTATTTTTAATTTTATTGAATATATATATTTAAAATTAAAATTACTTCACTTAAATAAAATTGATATCTTTTTTTTATTGTGTAAAAGATATTAATAGTATAGGAAATGGCAAGATTGCGATATGATTTTAATATGTTAAATGATTTATGTGTTGAAGCAGGAGTTACCTTATTAGTTGATTATAAAGAACAATCGATGACAAGAGATACTCGAATTATAGGTAAATGTATTTCCTGTGAAAATAGTTTTGATAAAAGTTTAAATAAATTATACAAACAAAAAAACTTTGGATGTGACGTATGTTCTAAAGTAATTAAATTTCAAAGAATTAAAACAACAATGATTCAAAATTATGGGGTTGAATATGCAGCACAAAATAAGATTTTTATGGACAAACAAAAAGAAACAACTTTAATAAAATATGGGGTAGAACACGCTTGTCAAAATGAACAAGTAAAAGAAAAAGGAAGAAAAACAATGTCTGAAAGGAGCGATATTCAAAAAGAATCAATTAAAGAAAAAAGAAAAATTACAAATTTAGAAAAGTATGGGGTAGAAAATGCTAATCAAAACGAAAAGGTAAAAGAAAAAGGTAAAAATACTACTTTTATAAAATATGGTGTAGAACACGCTTCACAGTGTATGGAAGTTCATGAAAAACAAACTAAAAACTCGTATTATTTAAAAGAGTATATACTTCCTTCTGGAAAAATAATTAAAATTCAAGGTTATGAACATTTTGCTTTAGATGAGTTATTAAAGAGTGATAATTTAGAAGAAACTGATATTATAACAGGTTGTAAAAATGTTCCAATAATTTGGTATAATGATTCTAATGATAAAAAACATAGACATTTTGTTGATATATTTATACCATCTCAAAATAAATGTATTGAAATTAAATCAACTTGGACTTTTACAACTCAACGAGATACCGTATTCTTAAAACAATTAGCTGGAAAAAAATTAGGATATTTATATGAAATTTGGGTATATACTGGTAAAGGAATTAAAGAAAATGTGTATAATTAATATAACAACTCATAATTTAATTACAATTAACATTTCCATCGACTATTACACGATAAACACTGCACAAATGTTGTAATTCCTTCATCCGAGCTACGGGTCTGCAGCTGATAGTACGTACATTTAGTTCCTTTGCATTTACGACATGTAAATAAATTAGTTGATGCCGACATATCCACTTCATATTTTTTACTATCTCGCTTAATTTTGACGTCAATCATTTTAGCCCATCGGTCGGGACATAGTTCTTGATGCGTCATAAATGCGACAACATGTGGTTTAACAGTTCCGTCATTAATTTGACATAAAACATCGCCCTTGAGATTTGTCATTATACTGCGTAAATGATCCAAGTAAATTTGTATAAATTGTTTATTATCCCATTTTTTTATAATTTTTCGATGGTCGGATTCTTTGACGGTGTAATTGAAGATGCCTTTTTCTAGATTTAAACTATTCTTTTCATTATGTAAAATATCGTTTATTTTAGATCTAATATTAGCACGAAATATTTCAACATTTTCAATTTTATGAAGCGACATTATTATTTAGATATTAAATATATATTTAAATCATTATCAATTTTATTTTTATTAGTATATTTACGTTTTTATTAGTATATTTACATTTTTAGTATATTTACATTTTTAGTTTATTATAGTATTTATATTATATATAATATTAACTAATATGTTGATTACTCCTTCTTTACACTCGTTATTTATAACTGGAATACTAATATTATTTATTTTATTTGTATTTATAATGAATTATAACAAATTTAGTCAGTTAGACTTTTACCATAAAATTACTCTTTTATCTGTAATGTCAATTGCTTTCGGGGTTCATGGATTAATTCATCTTGGAGCTGAAATAAATTATGGATTTAATCCTTATCAGTGGTTTTATTATTAATTTTATTATTAGTCATTAAATATAAATACTTATCAATCTATATTTTCCAATATAAATACTATAATTACTTTTTTATTATTATAGTATTTATATATATCAATGAAATATACAAATGATTCACTCAAATTAGCCATAGATGATTATTATTACCACGAAGATATGCCTTCAAATATTGATATAAATACATGGGATACAAGTGAAGTAACTGATATGAGTGAATTATTCATAAATATGTCTAATTTTAATAAACCAATAGATCGATGGAATACAAGTAAAGTTACGAATATGGCTGATATGTTTTATGAGTGTACTCAATTTAATCAACCATTAAATTCGTGGGATGTATCGCAGGTTACGAATATGGAAGGAGTTTTTTATGGATGTGTCGAGTTTAATCAACCATTAGATAGATGGGATACTCAAAATGTTACAGACATGAATTCAATGTTTTCCACTTGTACAAAATTTAATCAATCTTTAGACTCATGGAATACAAGTAAAGTTAATAATATGTATTCTATGTTTTCTAAATGTGATATTTTTAATCAACCATTAAATTCATGGAAAACAAGTAAAGTTCATAATATGAGTTTTTTATTTTATGATTGTACCGAATTTAATCAACCTTTAGATAAATGGAATACTCAAAATGTTACAAATATGAAGGCAATGTTTAGTGGATGTATTCGTTTTAATCAACCCTTAAATTCTTGGGATACTAGTAGTGTTCATACAATGGTTCAACTATTTTTTGATTGTGAATCATTTAATCAGCCATTAGATAGATGGAATACTCAAAATGTTACAAATATGAATTCAATGTTTGCTAATTGTAGAAATTTTAATCAATCATTATCTACATGGGATACGCATAATGTTACAAATATGACCAATATTTTTAATGGATATGATTCAATAGAAAATTGGGAACATCGTATTCCTCCACAAGGTATTGCGTTTGAAATTCATAATGCGTTTAATCAACATTATGCCATAAATAAGAATAGGTTTTTTGAAATTATTGGGAAACCTCCTGATTCTATGTATACTTCAATAAATATTATCAATTATATAAAACCAAAATTGATTGAATTAATTAAAAAAGTGTACCCAACTTCTGAAGTTACTGGAAAAACGGCTGAAATGAATCAAATCCTAAATACGATTAATATTGCCAGAGAATTGTCTGAAAAGCCCGATACAAAACTTTTATTAGGTAAAACGGTTGATTTTTTGGTTACCCAATCCAACGAATTCGTTCATTTTTATTTAGAGGCATTGAAGTATGATTGCTTAAATGCTTATTCAACGGGAACAGATAGGTCTAGTTGTGTGAAAGGAATGATTGAACGATTTTATTTAACTATGGGTGACACTGCTTATGCCTTATGTCCTGATCCTGATACATGTAATAACCCAAAGTATAACGAATTAGTTTCTCTCTTTAACAAACGTTTTGATAAGAATGAATTTACTCAAGAATGGAATAGAACATTTTTAGAAGATCCGATAAAGAGAGAAGAACTATTAAAACTAAATAAAGAACAACGACAAGACCATTATCGGCAATTTATGATACAAAAATATACAGAGGCGGGACAAATGCCGAATGAACAAGCAAAACAAATGGTATTACATGATATTATTGAACCGGAAATTATTGCGTTAGATTATGTCTTTGATGGATTGCAATTTGGTGGGTCAAGGAATAAAAAAACCATTAAAAAAAGAAAACAAACCATTAAAAAAAGAAAACAAACAATTAAAAAAAGAAAAGGAGCTTAATCATATTCATAAGATTCAATAGATAACTCTGATTTTAAATCTTCATTTTCTTCATCTTCGACATCTTCTACATCATCTTCGTCTTCATCTTCTTCACTGCTATCAACTACAAATCCATCTTTTAAATATCCTTGTTTTGTTTTGAATTCATTTGGAATATTATCTAATTCATCCTCTTCTTCTTCATCTTCTTTTGCGGTAGCAGATAAATCTTCAAATCCTCCAAATAATTTTTCATAAATAATATTCCATAAAGACAAACTTAAATCAATATATTTTTTGTCATTTGTATCGGATTTAGTATATAACAATATAGCACAATTTCCATAAAATAAGGTAGTATCAATTGGAGGCGGAAAATCATATTTATTTTCTGAATTAGGTCGTCCATCGATTTTAGCAAATACTTCAACAAAATATTTTATTCCATTTACTTTTGAATTCCATTCACATTGTTTTATAAAATCATCTCCCTTTTTAAATCCACATTTTTTATATAGGTCTTCTATATTAAATTCCTTAATAGACAATGGTTTTAATGTACCTGGTTTTTCAACAATTATAATGTTTAAAGATTGAGACATGTTTAACGATTGAGACATATTTATACTAAATTGAATAGGTTTAAATAGTTTTATATAAGATTATTAATAATGAAAATTTATATTAATAATTTTAACTTGGATATTTTGCCAAGTATTCAACCAATATTAATCAATTATTTGATTAAAGAAGAACCTATTACAGAAATATATTCAAATATAGGCATGTTTCAAATAACAGATAAACATATCAATAGTATATGTAATATACAAGATGTTAATATTCAGATATGTAACAATTATTTTGAAGAATTTACTTTAATCGTAGATCCATCCTATTATACACTTGAAAAAGTAAATTCTATTCCTCCTCAACACATAGCTAATAAAATAATAAAAAGTATTTATAAACTTAACCATACGTCATCTATAAGATTAATAATCGAATCTCCTATTAATAATATATATTTTGAAACAGATACAACTATTGATGTATCTGATAGATTATTTAAAAAAGAATTAATTGAGTTTTTATCTCTCTTAAACTAATATCGTATTATAATATGTTATATTGGATAATACAAACAACAATTATATCATTTGTATTAATATTTTTAATACATCATTTAATTAATTTTTTTAAATCTACATTAACTGTTCCAAAAATTAAAGATTTAGTAAATACCTCAACTCAAAAATATGAAGATATGTATACTATTATTCAACAAAAAACGAATAATGATCCAATTATACAAAAAGAGGTCAAAGATTATACATTAATAGATTTACTTCCACAAAATGAAGTATCTATGAAAAGCGAGTTAAAAAACTTTTTAAAGAGCCAACTACATAAATAAAAATAATAAAAACAATATAAAGATACTATAACTATATAATATACAAATGATTGATATCTTAAATGAATTCCCAAATATTAAACTTTCTTATGAAACCATTATCCATAAGAAAGTTTATAATGCTGATTATATAGTAGCAATTCCTCAAGGAATTAAATGTTTTGCCTGGTTTACTGTTGTAACTGACAAATCAGTTTGTTTAATAATGGAATTAACCAATAATAAACAAATTAGTAATATTAAAATTGTAAATTCATGCTTTTCAGAAGAGTTATCTTATGGAACCATTTTATATGGAACTAAAGTTAATGGAACCCTTTTTTATATTGAAGATATATTCAGTTACAAAGGAAATAGTTTGTCTATGATATCATGGGGAGAAAAATTAAATTTGTTTTATAAGTTATTGAAAAATGATTTAAGACAAGTCGCGTATAATAAATCATTTATGGTATTTGGATTGCCTTTAATGTATAAAACAAATGAAGAAATAGAACAAGCTTTACTGACTTATAAAATAGAAAATATTCAATATAAACTATTTCATAAAGTAAATAATTATTTGGTTCTTTGTAAATCAGAACTTGGAAAACCGGATCTTGGTAAATCAGATCTTGGTAAATCAGATATTGGAAAAAGAGATAATGTATTTATAATTCGACCTGATATTTTAGATGATATTTATTATATGTATACATTAAATTCTGTATTACATGAAGAAAAACAAGGAGTTATAAATATTCCTAATTATGATACAAGTGTAAAAATGAATAAGTTATTTAGAATAATTAAAGAAAATGATAATTTAGATGCATTGGAAGAAAGTGATGAAGAAGATGAATATGAAAATATAAATATTGATAAATTCGTTCATTTAGACAAATCGTATAAAATGATTTGTCAATTTAATCATAAGTTTAAAAAATGGACTCCGATTAAAATCGCAAATGATAATGCCATAGTAATGACCACTTCAGAACTTAAAAATATGTATGCTTCTTATACTAATAATAAATATACAAATTATACCAATAATACAAATAAATATAATACCAATAATACAAATAATAAATATACCAATAATACAAATAAATATAATACAAATAATACCAATAATACAAATAAATATACCAATAATACAAATAAATATAATACCAATAATACCAATAATACAAATAAATATAATACCAATAATACCAATAATACAAATAAATATAATACCAATAATAAATATACCAATAAATAAAGTATAAATATATAATATATGTCATCCGCGTCTAATCTTGGCTATGGCGATACAGTTCCATTAAGTGATATTGATAGTCAATATGTAAATGTAGATAATTCAAATAGTGCAGCATCATTTGGTAGTACTCAAATACCAACTACAGGTGGAAAAAGTAGAAGAAGTAGAAGTAGAAAAAGTGGGGGAAGTAGTAGAAAAAGAAGAAGAAGTAGTAGTAGAAAAAGTATTAAAAGAAGAATCAAACATATTACTAGACGATATAAGAAACATGGAATTAAGCGTATTAAATCTAGACTAATACATATGACCAAATCACGTTCTAAAAGAAGTTATATAGGCGGGTATTCTCAATTTCAAAATAACCAACCAATTAGCATGGCTTATTCAGTAGGAGGGGTTCAATTACCAGCTAGTCAACTTGCTTTAGCTAATCCGCCCCCAATTACTTCAATGAATAATGCAGTTGATAATTATAGTAAATTTACAAATTCAGGATTTTCTAGTTCCGGACATTAAGTATTTTATATATTAAGTATTTTATATTTTATATATTTTTATAAATAAATGAATTCATGTATAAAATACTTTTATAACAAAAAATCTAAAATACATATTGAACCAACTCATTACCAAATACTAAAAAAATTAAAAAATAACCATACTCTAAATAAAGAAGACTTTACATTTATAAAAACACTATCTAATGATCAATTGTTTGAAATTATACAAATAAATAATCTTGTTGTTAAGCGATTAACCTCTTATTTAGAACATTCTATTTAGAATATTTTTATTTTTTATTTTTTATTTTTTAAATTTCAACAAACAAGTTCCAGTGGGGTATTTATCTTTTTTTAAACTTTTACAAGTATCATCTTTATCATTATTATCTTCTTCTTCATCTTTATCTTCATCTTCATATTCATTTTCTGATTCATCTATATCATTTAAAATACTTTTATCAACTATTGTGCATCCAAGTTTTGGTTCATTTAATACTTTCCATGTATCCAACTTTTGTAAATCATATTTAATACTATCTGTTCCTATAATTTTATAATTTTGTTTTTTATAGTATGCTTTTCGTTTCAACCATTGCCTTTGAAATACATCATGTGAATCAACCATATCATAAATAATTGGATGCGAAAAAGCATGTTTTGCCCGCAATACTCTACCTACAGATTGAATAACATCGGTTTTAGGTGTGATGAAAAAAGCCGCATTAAGAGTTGGAATATCTAATCCTTCGCTACACATTTGATAACTACTTAAGATAACCTGTTTCTTCTCGGTTTTCTTAAGTTCGATTTCGGACATGCCGCCGACATAGTAGCCCACACTGGCCAAATTTTTACATACAAATTTCTTATACATATAATGTAAAATGTTCAAATTATGCGCCATTACAATAGTGTGTGTTTGCTCGAGTGGTTTCACATTCGGGTTTTCTATATAATTCTGCTCATACTTCAATACTTTTTTACAATTGGGACACTTTGGTCTCTCGTTTTTTCCTTTAGCAAGTTCAATATTTTCCATACATAGCATACAATATTGAACTGTATTACAACAGGTGTTTCGAATTAAATAATTAAGGTTTTTGTTACATAACCCACAATTTGGAATACTATCCACAATATTCTCAACTAATGGAACACTAATGAAATCGCACAAGGTCTTGATAATAAACTCGGTTCTACGATTATATTCGCACAATTTACTAATCATTGAACTATTTTGCGGTTTTCCTCTATAATCCAAAATAGTTTCATTAAAGTCATCATCATTTACTTTATAAGTAATTGCTCGTACTTCAACCATAGACTCTGTTTTTTTTTCAGATTTATAAATCACATTTCCTAAAAACATTTTAAATACATAAGTGGAGCCATCTTTTCTATCCATCGTTGCAGATAGTCCAAGCATATACTTGGTAACCACTTTAAAGAGAGAATTTGAAAAAGATTGACTTGCTATATGATGTACTTCATCTACAATAGTAAGTCCAAATTGTTTAAATAGAGACACATCATAATCTTTTGAAATTAAACTTTGTAACATACATAGAACAATATCTTTATCTTCAACATCAATAATCGGTCCCTGAATTTTGCCAATACGAGCCCCTGGTAAAAACTGTTGAATTCTCTCAATCCACTGATTCATTAAAAATTCTTTATGTACAATAACAATTGTTTTCTTTTTAAGTTCAGAAATAATTTTTAATGTTCCTGCGGTTTTCCCCCAAGCACAATATAGTTCTAATAATCCTCCTCCAAAACCAGATGTAATACAATGATGAATAAATTTATTTATAACTGGTATTTGATAATCACGTAATTGTCCTACAAATTCTACATTAATATCATGTCCTTCTGATAATTTGTACTCTTTAGGTATTCCAAATTTGTCAATTCCATAATAGTGAGGAACATAAAAATTCTTGGATGATTCTCTATAAGCTGGAAATATTTTTTGGTCGCCGGTCATAATAAATGGTTTAATCATTAAATCATTTCTTATTTGTTTTTGTTCTTCAATGGTAAGTTCATCTTTAGATATAGTGTATCCTCGTTGACCCAAATAAGTGTTATAGACCATATTATACTTATTTAGAATATTGTATTTATATCATTTTTTTTTATTCTATCAATATGATATATGGAAATTTTAAAAAAAGAACATAGAGGCGAATTAGTCTTGGTAATATTACTTATTATTTATTTAGTTTTAGGATTTAAAACTCCCGAACCTATCGCAAATATAGTTGATTCTTTAGTAGGTAAAATAGTAATATTCATAATTGTTGTTTTAATGTTTATGCATGCAAATCCATTTTTAGCAATATTAACCTTATTTGTAGCATTTGATTTAATTCGTAGATCTTCAATGGCAACTGGTTTAGATGCTTTACAAAAGTATGCTCCTTCAGAACAAAAAAAGCAATCGCAATATACAGCGTTTAATCAATTTCCCTACACTTTAGAACAGGAAATAGTTACTAAAATGGCTCCTATTATGAAATCTGGATCTTCTTTATCCAAGGCTTCTTATAAACCATTAATTGAAAATAATTATGATGCTACATCGTTGGCAGATTAGATATTATTTTGTTTTCAGTAATAAATGAATATGCATAACTAATACCTATAAAAATAAGTATAAAAAGTATACATCCGATTATTATTTGAAAGATGAATATTACTGTAGAATTATGTGATAAATTTGAGAAATCGTATGATGGAGTATTTTTCGAATATTCAACAGGAGTTTGTTTTTCAGATGAACCTGTTGGTCTACATGATATATAAATTCCATCGCTATGTGTTCCGCTTGTGTTTGGTCCAGAAGCATTCAAAAATAATGATCCTCCCATAGTTGGAAGCGGAAATGGTTTAAGTATTTGATTAAGGGTTTCTATTGTAGAGGTATTTAATGAAATCGCATCCAGTAACCCAAATACAATCCAATCAGTATTATTTGTTTCCGTATAACTAAAAAATGGTTTATTTGGAATAATATTTTGTAATGTAAAATTAGATATATTTAAAGTAGTTGAATCACCTTGAGCAGGAGCATTTATAGAAACCATTTTAATTATTTCGGCTATACTATTTGTGGCGGTTGATGTTTCACTAGATAAAATGAATGGTATTGCCACGCATAATTTTGGACCAGATGTTTCGGCGGTATGTTCAATTATTATTTCGGCGTCTGTTTTTGAACCATTAAACGTATGAATCGATGGACACATAATAAGTATATTAGAAACAATATATTTTTGATTATTATATGATACGGGAGGTGAATGGCTATTATCATGAGATAAACTAATTATAACTCCTTTATTTGAAGCCGTTAAGTTACTAATTGGATATTTAAAATTATATGCACATTTTAAATCGCATTTTCCTGAAACAGATTGAGATGATATATTAATAGGTTGATTATCCATTAATATAACTATATAAATAATTTTATATTTTTATATTTATATAACCATGAAATTATCTAAAGGTAAAATATCAAAATTATTGAATAAATCAAAACAAAGTTTTAAAAAAAAACTAAAATCTAAACGAAAATATTCAAAGACCAAGACTTTTAGAAAAAAAAAACAATGTAATTTAGCTAGAAAATCATTAAAACATAAAGGAGGAAATAAACCAGGAGAAACTCCTTTAGAGGAAACAACTATAGTTCCACCTCCAATTGAAGAATCTACCATAGTTCCATCTTCTCTTGAAGAAGCTACCATAGTTCCACCTCCAATTGAAGAATCTACCATAGTTCCACCTCCTCTTGAAGAAGCTACCATAGTTCCACCTTCTCTTGAAGAAGCTACCATAGTTCCACCTCCAATTGAAGAATCTACCATAGTTCCATCTTCTCTTGAAGAAGCTACCATAGTTCCACCTTCTCTTGAAGAAGCTACCATAGTTCCACCTCCAATTGAAGAAGCTACCATAGTTACACCTCCTCTTGAAGTTCCCCCTATTGAAGAAGCTACCATAGTTCCACCTCTTGAAGTTCCCCCTATTGAAGAAGCTACCATAGTTCCACCTCCTCTTGAAGTTCCCCCTATTGAAGAAGCTACCATAGTTCCACCTCCAATTGAAGAAGCTACCATAGTTCCACCCCCTATTGAAGAAGCTACCATAGTTCCACCTCCAATTGAAGAAGCTACCATAGTTCCACCTCCAATTGAAGAAGCTACCATAGTTCCACCCCCTATTGAAGAAGCTACCATAGTTCCACCTCCAATTGAAGAAGTAAATCCTCCTATTCAAACTCAATCACGAATAATACCTCCACCAAAACTTGTACGATCTAGAAATATAAATTCTCTTTCAAGACCAATTAAACCCCAAATAACATCTCCACCAATTATACCTTCTCAATTAAGTCCAATAGTTAATTTTTCTCCAGAACTAAATCAACCTATTGAAATTCCAGTAGAATCAAATAATTTAACCGCTGCAGTTGATACTATTATTGATCATATTTCAAATATAGTATCAGAAAAAGTAATTCAAAATACATCATCTGGTAATAATGTACAAAATGGCTTTGATTCTGTAAATAAGGCTGTTGAAAAGTTAGCTCTAAATGGCGGAAATAAAACTCGTAAAAAAAGAAAACATTCTAAAAGGGTAAATATTTAAGAGTATCATTATCATATACAGTAGCTTTATAGGCTTCATTAATTCCTTCAATATAAACTGTATCTCCACTATACAGTTTATTACATCCATAATCATTTGTACAACTTTTACCATTTTGTGACAAAGGTAATTTAACATTATTATGTTGATTACTTATTGAATAATATTGCCATTTATCTCTATTTGTAAAAACAGGTCGTCCCATTAAAGATAATATATTATCTTTTGATTTACCATTTAAAGGATGTAATATTCCTACTTGTCTATAAGAAATATCAACAGCACCAATATTTGTAGATATATTAATATTATTTAAAGGTGGAGCATATGGATTTAATAATGGATCTATTGTTGAATAAGGATTATACTCTCGCGGTATATTATTATTTATAACAATTTTTTCTGAAGTATTTTGTATTGGTCGAATATTTATATAATAACCGACAATGATTATACCTAATAATAATAGAATGATAGCTACCCAATTCATATAACAACATTTTTTCATATTATATATATATTTACCTCTTATAATATTTAATTATATCTTATACATTTTTACCTTTTTTATACATTTTTACCTTTTTTATACCTTTTTATACATTTTTTATATTATTTACCCGCCATTTTTTTAGCCATATCCATAATATTAGACATTCCACCACCACTGGTATTCATACTTTGCATCATACCTTGCATTTGTTGTGCCATAGGCATCATTTTTTCAACCAGAGGTGCTAAACCTTCCATAGATTTCGCCAACTCCATTTGTTGTTTCATTAATTTTTGAGTATCATCTGTTAAATTTTTAATACCATCCCCACCCAGAACTTTATTTAACTCATCATATGCGCTTTCAACGGTAGCGGCGTAATCTATTTTAGATCCAGAGTTTTTCGGTCTACCAACTTCAAAATGTTCGTCTGTTTTGACATTTGACGCGTTCGGTGCTTCTGTGCCATGTATAACTGGAGCTTCAATCTTTTTCTCAGGAGTTGTCGTTGTCGTTGTCGGTTCCGTTGTCGTGGCTGTTTCTAATCCTTCAATATTTTTATTCATAAATAATAGATTTACAAAAATAAGAGGTACTCCTAAAACAATAATCATATTTTTACTAAAGTATCTAACAAGAATAGACAATACAATAAATATTAAAATATTATTTAAATTTCCCATAACCATAAATCCAATCATATTAAACATAGCTATAACAGCTACAACATTTAATACCCATTTATTTGTAAGAATTTTCGATACAATAGAATTAATTTTCATTATATATATACCTAATTTAAAAAAAAATGAATAAATTATTAATTGTTTAAATCAATCATACTTATAAAGATGATTGATCCAACAAGTGTTTTTGAATTTTATAATACTATATCTGATATAGAAAATGAGTCTATATCGGATGAATCAATGGATAATGAAATAGATAATATATATGAACCAGAAGAAACAAGTCTTACTATAAATAATATAATAGTAACATTACCTTGTAATAATACATTGCCTTATTATTTAGTATACATGAGACTTAAAGTATTAGATGTTTCTCTCATATATAAAGTACGACAGCTTCATTCACTTCTTAAACTAAATATAGGACAATGTATTTATTTACAAACTGGCGAGTGTATTGCTATTATTAAAACAATTTGGATAAAACTTATTCAGCGAACTTGGAAAAATGTTTTAAATAAAAGAAAAATGAATCAACCTTGGATTACCTTAAAAGGAATGTTATTTCCACTAAAATGAACCAGTTGAAATACTTCTTCGTTTCGTGTTACCCTTGTAAGTATATCCCCCCTTTTGTAATTTAATTCTTTTATTTTTTTTAGTTCTTTGCGTTCTTTTATATATGGGTCTTTTACCACCCATAATTTTTCCATTTTTATATTGAATATTAGAATTAGATAGAATTGTGGGTATTTCTTCGGGTGAAGTAGCATTTAATATTTGGATTTTAGCAGTTTTGTATTTTTCAACATTACCAGATTCGCTTGCTTTTCTATTAAGTTCTGTAATAAGAGTATTATATGTTAGTTGTGATGGATTTGAAGTTCCAATATCTCTAATTTCAATTATTTGATTGGGATTAATTTGAACCTTATTATTTGTTCCAGACTGTAATGAATTACTAATATCTTTAATGGATTGTTCTATCATACCAAATAATTGATCAATTTCTTTTGGATTTGGAGATGAATTTGACAATGTTTCTAAACTAGCGGTAGCCATGTTAATGGCCCGAGTTGCGGCTATAATTCGTTGAATTAAATCCTCGTTTTCGGTTTTTAAGTCTACTATTTGTTGATTTAATGCTTCGATTTGTGAAGTGGTTTGTCCTTGAACGGTATTTATATTTTGAACATGTGCATTTGCTTCAGTTGTTTTGTCTTCTAATTCCTTTTGTAAATCATTCAGTTTATTATCCCGAATAGTGATTTCATTGGTTAATTCATTCATTTTTTGGATATTTACTTGACTTTGAGCTTCTAATTGTTCTTGAAATTTTTGAGTTTGTTGCTGAATTTCTTTAGAATGAAGTGCTTGTACATCACCCTTGTTAGCTAATTCATCTGTTAAAGCATTTGCTTGAGTTTGTAAAGCAGTTTGGGATTCCATTAAAGTTCGTATTTGTGCTTCATCCGCGTCAATTTTTTGTTGTAAAGCTGCTTTTTCATTAATAGTTTGTTCTTGAATAGCATGTAATTGTTCGCTCATTTGTTGTTTTTCAGCATTCAATTGAATAATCGTTTGGTTTAATTGTCCGATTTGTGTATTTTTTTCATTAATAGCAGACCCATTTGTAGTGACTTTTCCTTGAAGTCCATCTAAGGTAGATTTAAGTTGATTAATTTGACCGGCTAATACTGTAATTTTACCATTAATATCTTTTAATTTACCGACTAAATTATTACTAAATGCTTGTTTTTCGGAAACACTGGTTTGAACAAGTTTATTTATATCTTCCAGTTTAGCCATACTATTCATAAATTCTTGTAAATGCTGCGACATTTATTTGTTATATATTAAAACGATATTAAAAATTAGAGGTATTGGTTATAAGAGAATCTAATCCTTTTTTAATAAGAGTAACTTCTTTTAAAATTTTGGATTGTTCAAACTTGGCATCATTAATATTATATTTACTTAATTCTCCTGAACTTGATAAATCATTAATATATGTATTTAATAGTTCAAGTGATTTAATTTGGTCTCTCTTTTGTTGAGAAATATACTGATAATATTTTGCGTAATCTTCTTTAACACCATCTAAATATTGGTTTTGATTAACAATTTTCTGAAGGGTATATTGTTTATCAAGTAACATTTTTCGTTTAGTATTAATTACATTTTCAATATGTAATAGCCGCTCATCGGTATCAATTAATTGCATATTTATTTTCATTAAATTAACCTATTATTTTAATATTTACAAAATCAGTTTAATATTTACAAAATAAGTTTAATATTTACAAAATCAATTTAAAATCTTTGTGAAATCAATTTAAAATCTTTGTTATATATTATTTAGGATGATGAATAATATTGAACCTCTGTTAATTCCTGATGATAATAGATTTGTAATGTTTCCTATTAAACATCAGGATATATGGGATATGTATACAAAACAAGTTGACTGTTTTTGGCGACCCGAAGAAGTTGATTTATCGAAAGATACCGCTGATTGGGTGAGCTTAACAGATAACGAACAACATTTTGTATCCATGATTTTAGCATTTTTTGCGGCAAGTGATGGGATTGTATTGGAAAATGTGGTATCCCGCTTCATGATTGAGGTTCAAAATTCAGAGGCTCGCGCATTTTACGGTCTTCAAGTTGCAATGGAAAATATTCATAGTCATACATATTCGCTTTTAATTGAGACCTATATAAAGGACAAATTAGTGAAACATCGACTATTTAATGCGATTGAACATTTCCCATGTATAAGAAAAAAGGCCATTTGGGCGCAAAAATGGATACACGATGATAGTAGTAATTTTGCGACCAGATTAGTTGCGTTTGCTTGTGTTGAAGGAATTTTCTTTAGTGGTGCATTTTGTAGTATTTATTGGCTAAAAAAACGTGGGCTATTACCCGGGCTAACCTTTAGTAATGAATTGATTTCTCGGGATGAAGCTCTTCATTGTGAATTTGCGATTTTATTATATTCTAAATTGATTAATCCGCTTGATACAAATCGTATTCATGATATTATTAAAGAAGCGGTTGAAATTGAAACTGAGTTTATTTGTGAGGCATTACCTTGTAGATTAATTGGTATGAATTCGAATTTAATGACGCAATATATTAAATTTGTGGCTGACCGATTATCTGTCCAACTTGGTTACAAAAAAATATATCATGTGAGTAATCCATTTCAATTTATGGAGTTGATAAGTATTGAAACAAAAACGAATATGTTTGAACGACCATTGAGTGAATATGCGCTGGCAAATAAAGATGATTCGCGTGCATTTGATTTTGACGAGGCGTTTTAAAGTTTATCTTTTTGTTGTTTTCCCTATTTCATTTTCCCTGTTTTCTCATTTTATTTATTTGAAATAAAATAAGAATCCTTGTTTACACCGATTATTATAAATAATAAATAAGGTTTCAATAATTTTCAAAAAATATAATATAACTCAAAAATAAACCAAAAAAATTCTTTGCAAACAAATCTAATATATTATAAAATGAATTTTTTATATAATATGGTAAAACTGCTGCAAACCCATATAATGACCAAAAAAAGAAAAAATACCAAAATAATAAATATCCACTTGTATTTTCGGTTACATAATTTACATAAATCATATAATAATAAATTAAAAATGATATAAATCCCAAAATTACACCAAGCAAAACAGGAATTATTTTCATTTCCCCCAAATAACCAAATAATAACATTAACCAATTCAAAAGCACTATAGGTATAAAAATATTTGAATTATCTTTCAAAAGTGTAAAAAACTCTAATTTATGTGTTTCATTTTTTGTCCTTTCATTTAAATAAATTAAATATAACATTAAGGTTATTAACATAGTTGGAGTTGTGATAGCCCAATCTATATATCTTTTTGGCGTAACATTTAATACTTTAGTAAAATTATAAGCCAACCAAACATAAAAAGAACCTTCTATTATTTGTACAATTAGTTCCAAAATTAATAATTCTCTTATCAATGAATAAATAGGTGGAACTTTTATAAAAAAAGCGCTCATTTCTATTATTCCTGTTATTACTTGAACAATTATTGAAATTATTAATGTAATATAAAAAAAATATTTTGTATCCATATATTATTTTTATAAAATTATTTCGTGTAATGTGGTATTTTCGTAATTTATTTCAATTATATTTCTTGTTTTTTCATTCAAAAAAGGCATTATTATTTTATGTATCATTGTAATATGAAAGGTTGGATTTATTATAATTATTTTTTTTAAATTTTTACTAAATTTATTTGAAATTAGTTTTGCTAATTCAATAGCCACGTTTGTCTGTATTGCATGAATAAAAGTAAAACCTAAACTATCTAATATCCAAATCCACTCTTTATTTTCTGGTATTTCACTTAAAACGCCATCATAGTGATCTACAATACCTTTTACATCATAATATAATATAGCTTGTGATGGACATGTATAATAATATATTATTCCTTTTTTCTCTAAAACGTTTGTTAATGAATGACTAGAAGGTAGTAATTTACATAAAGGACATATATATTTCATTATTAGTTAATATTAAACTATATTAAATAATATAGTTTCTTGCAACTGAAACTCTGTTTTTGAGGGATCTTTCTTGAATTTTAGTTTCCCGGTTTCCTCATTTTATTTCCCTGTTTCCTCATTTTCATTTCTTCAATATTTATCTCTCTATTGAAGAAATGTTAATATATTCTTTGTTTCAAAATAAATTAATTTTTGTTATAAACTTTGAAATAATTATAGAGAGAAATTAAAGAACTATTGTTTTTATCTATTATAACCAAAGGTAGCTTCGCTTATAAAAGTTTCTTGCAACAGAAACTCTGTTTTTGAGGGATCTTTCTTGAATTTTATTTTCCCTGTTTCCTCATTTTATTTTCCCTGTTTCCTCATTTTTGATTCATTCATTTCTTCAATATTTTCTCTCTATTGAAGAAATGTTAAAATATCATTGTTTCAAAAGAATTTAATATTTTGTTATAAACTTTGAAATAATTATAGAGAGAAATTAAAGAACTATTGTTTTTATCTATTTCTAAAAGTTTCTTGCAACAGAAACTCTAATTTTGAGGGATCTTTCTTGAATTTTAGTTTCCCTGTTTCCTCATTTTATTTTCCCTGTTTCCTCATGTTTGATTCATTCATTTCTTCAATATTTTCTCTCTATTGAAGAAATGTTAAAATATCATTGTTTCAAAAGAAATTAATATTTTGTTATAAACTTTCAAATAATTATAGAGAGAAATTAAAGAACTATTGTTTTTATCTATTTCTAAAAGTTTCTTGCAACAGAAAGTCTGTTTTTGAGGGATCTTTCTTGAAAGTTATTTTCCCTGTTTCCTCATTTTATTTTCCCTGTTTCCTCATTTTTGATTCATTCATTTCTTCAATATTTTCTCTCTATTGAAGAAATGTTAAAATATCATTGTTTCAAAAGAAATTAATATTTTGTTATAAACTTTCAAATAATTATAGAGAGAAATTAAAGAACTATTGTTTTTATCTATTTCTAAAAGTTTCTTGCAACAGAAAGTCTGTTTTTGAGGGATCTTTCTTGAATTTTATTTTTCCTGTTTTAGTTCATTCATTTCTTCAATATTTTCTCTCTATTGAAGAAATGTTAAATATTCTTTGTTTCAAAAGAAATTAATATTTTGTTATAAACTTTCAAATAATTATAGAGAGAAACTAAAAGAACTATTGTTTTTATCTATTATAACCAAAGGTAGCTTCGCTTATAAAAGTTTCTTGCAACAGAAACTCTGTTTTTGAGGGATATTTCTTGAATCCCTGTTTCCTCATTTTATTTCATATTTCGGCTAATTACCCATATAAGTGTCTAAAATTATTATTTTTATAATGAAAAAGTAAGAAAGCAATTAAACCAATAATAACATCGATTAACAAATATAACCAAGCAAAATCATTACCTTTAATTGCGTTATACGCAAATAATAAGTACAATAACCCATGAACAGGTCTTAAATCGTTCCACCATATTTTATCACCAAATACTTCTGGTCCTGTTTTTCTTGAACCAGTCAAAAATAAATAAATAAATCCAACCGCGGGAAAAATAGATAAATAACCCATATATTTTAAATACGTTTTATTCGCATTTTTTGCCAAGTATACAAATAACATTCTTGTTCCTATACATCCAATTAAAAATAATATAAATCGTTTTTGTATTGTATTCATATTATATAATAATATACTAATTTTTTTAGTAAATAAAGAAAGACTAAACAGAGAGAAATCAAATAAAAAAGTTTATAGAATTTTATTTAATTATTATTTATACAAAGGGTGAATGCTGTCCTGTTGGATTATCTAAATGTTTGGCGTAATTTACCGCTTGAACATGATAATTTCCAGATTCATCCACATCAATACAGGTGATTGAACCATTTGCAAAATGAAAGAACGTATTTGTTTTATGTGTATTACCAAAAATGCTATTTGTTAGTATTGAAGAAATCACCTGAGAATGAGCAAATAGTAGCGTTTGTTTTGGACATTCGACACTACCGTAACCTTGTAGTTCTTCCAGACAAGAAGAGACACGACCAATAAACTCCTCGTTTGTCTCTTTTTTATACACCCATTCTCCTTGGTCATCCATAATGGGTTCATCGTGACTATAATTATATTCTACCATATTTTCAGTATATACAACAGGTATATTGACGTTTATATCTACAAATGGTTTAGCAGTATTAACTGCTCTAGACAATCTTGAGACTATAATTTTATCTGGAATAAACCCAATATTCATTAAATAATCAGACACATTTTGGGCTTGAGACTGACCCAATGATGATAATGGAGTATTTAATACGTTCAATGGTTTATCGTTAAATGTATTATTCATTATTTTTTGGTTGGTTATTGATTCTCCGTGTCTTACAAATACCATACGATGAATGATTCTTTTGGAACCCATTCCACTACGATTATTAAAGGCTGGGGAAGTAATATTAGATAATGACATGGTTTGTTAGTGTTAATACGTTTATCCATAAGTCAAAAAAGCATTTCAATTTTTTTTGTTCTATATATACATTCATTATTGTTCTATATATTCATTATTGTTCTATATATTCATTATTGTTCTATATATTCATTATTGTTCTATATATATACATTCATTTTTGTAAATTATTAAGCGAGTTGGCGCAGAGGAAGCGCACAAGGCTCATAACCTTGGGGTCGGAGGATCGAAACCTTCACTCGCTACTTTTTCATTTCTTCAAAAGAATTTAATTATTGAAGAAATTAAATAAAACGATCCCTCAAAAACAGAGTTTCAGTTGCAAGAATCTTTTATAAGCGAAGCGACCTTTGGTTAGAAATAGATAAAAACAATAGTTCTTTAATTTCTCTCTATATTTATTTGAATGTGTATAACAAAATATTAATTTCTTTTATACCATTTCTTCAATCAATGTTCATTTTTTCTCTATATATTATAACAATGAATATATTAAGAGGAATAAAAGGTATTAAATCATTAATACCGCCAGTTAAATATACAAATGTGACACTTAGAACAAAAATACTCAAATATTTTTATAAAAATATGCCTCCAGATATGGACATTAATTCATGGGATACCAGTGAAGTGACTGATATGAGCAATTTATTTAATGGACAAGTCAACTTTAATAAACCATTAGATCGATGGGATACCAGTAATGTTACAAACATGGAAGGAATGTTTTTGAATAATAAAACATTTAATCAATCTTTGGATTCATGGAATGTAAGTAGGGTTACAAATATGAAAGAAATGTTTATCGGATGTCGTCAATTCAACCAACCTCTTAACAATTGGAATACAAGTAATGTTTCTGATATGGAAGGTATGTTTTTACTATGTAATAACTTCAATCAACCGCTAGACCAATGGAATACTGAAAATGTTACAAATATGTCTTCTATGTTTGCTGGATGTAAAGAATTTAATCAACCCTTAAATACATGGAATACAAGTAAATGGAATACAAGTAAGGTTATAAATATGGCACATATGTTTGATGGATGTATTCATTTTAATCAACCCTTGAATAATTGGGATACACATTTAGTTAGAAACATGTCTCATATGTTTCGTAATTGTATTCACTTTAATCAACCATTAACAAATTGGAATATTCAAAATGTTACAAATCGAGAAAATATGTTTATTGAGTGTACTGCGTTTGATTTAGCAAACAGTCCTCGATTTATTGTTCAAGCAGCTCCTCTGGGTGTTGCGTATGAAATTCATAATGCATTTAATCAACATTATGCTTTAAACAAGGATAAGTATTTTGAAATTATTGGGTTACCTGGTCAAACAGATAGTACGTACTATACGACAAATATTGTTGAATATATAAAACCAAAATTACTTGAATTAATTCAACGGGTTTATCCTGCGGATGCTATTAATGTAAAAACGGATGAAATGAATCAAATACTAACTACCATAAATAATGCAAGAGAATTGTCTGAAAAGCCAGATACAAAACTTCTCTTGGGTAAAACAGTTGATTTTTTGGTTACACAACCGAACGAATTCGTTCGTTTTTACTTAGAGGCATTGAAGTATGATTGTTTAAATGCTTATCCAACGGGAACAGATAGGTCCAGCTGTGTGAAAGGAATGATTGAACGATTTTATTTAACTATGGGTGACACTGCTTATTCCTTATGTCCTGATCCAGATACATGTAATAACCCAAAGTATAACGAATTAGTTTCTCTCTTTAACAAACGTTTTGATAAGAATGAATTAACGCAAGAATGGAATCAAACTTTTTTAGAAGATCCAATAAAGAAATCAGAACTGTTAAAACTAAATAAAGACCAACGAAAGGATCATTATCGTCAATTTATGATACAAAAATATAGAGATGCTGGTCAAATCCCAACTGAAAAAGCAAAACAAATTGTATTACGTGATATTATTGAACCTGAAGTAATTGCGTTAGATTATGTTTTTGATGAATTACAATTTGGTGGTATTCGAAGAAACAGAAAAAGTATTAGAAAAAGGAATAAAAGTAAAAAGAATAAAAGTAAAAAGAATAAAAGTAAAAAGAATAAAATTAAAAAGAATAAAAAGAAAAGTAGAAAGAATAAAAATAAAAGTAGAAAAAATAAAAGTAGAAAAAATAAAAGTAGAATGAAATAAAGTAAAAAAAGAAAATAATTACAAACACGGATTCGAATATGATAGAGTTTTTTCTTTAAGAAATTTAAACTAACCGTTTTTGTCTCATTTTTCTTTTCGGTTGGTGTAATTATATAAAAGAAAATTGAAATGATTTTGAAATACTCATTCTTATCATATTGAAAAATGACTACTTATGAAAAAAACGTATCTGAACCATGGTGTTCATTAATATATGTAAAAATTAAAACCATTGAAGGACGACTTAATAAAGGAGATTTCACCAATATGAATATTGGTGATTATATTGTATTTACCAATAATGAGATTGGATATGAGAGAATATGTAAAATAGTAATTAAAAATATTTGTTATTATGACAATTTTCAAAAATATTTGGAAAATGAAACATTAGAAAAATGTCTTCCTACTATTGATACTATAGAAAATGGATTGAATATATATCATAAATATTATGATAAAAAGGATGAATTTCAATATAAAATAAAAGCATTTATATTTTGATTACATTTATTAACTTTGTCTTTAATAACTTTTTCTATGCTTCGCTAAAACGATATTTTTATTTATTATAATATTTATAAAGTTTTCCGTTTTTATAGTAATTATATGTAGGTAAATATCCAATATCTCTATTCTAATATTTAGGTATGATATTGAGGAATCTATTGCTTCTTTTTCTGTCAAATCAATACTATTTATCATTATATACACGAATTCCATTCTTTATATTATAATATTATAATCGGAAGCATAGTAAATGTTCTTAACTAATTTTAACTAATAATCAAATTATATATTTTTTTAAAAAAATAGTGACTAATTAGTATATATATGACAAAAACACAATATAGTTATTATTTAGGATTATATGATTTAGATATTATAGATAATATAGATAAAAACGGAGTAAATATATATAAAAAGGTTGAATGGAGAAAAAGTGGAAACCAAGAATATTTTTGTATTATACGCAAAAAATTGGAAGAAAGAAACAATTGGTATGCGTTAAATGACAAACAAGTATTACATACATCACTAATTGACTTTTGTTTTTCTAATTGGGTTAAATTGCAAACCAATAGTGTTGTACACAATAGAATATTATTAGACAATTGTCATTTTATATCAAACAAATCGCATTATTACGATACTTTTAAGGAGTACGAATTTATTCCATCTTTTTTAAATATTAGCATTACAAATTTACAAACAATACCTGACAAAATTACCGAAAAGGTCATTTTAAAACCTTCTACCGGGTCATTATCTATAGGGATTAAAATTTTAGATGATAAAAACACGAAAATCGACATTATAAACCATTTTGGCAGATATAAAGATTATACTCATTGGACGTTATCACCATTATACATTGCAAAAAGATGGACGGACGGATGTATTTTGTCTAATCGTATATATTATTTAGTGCGTAAATTTAAAATAAATAATAAATTAATTATTACGGGGTATTGGTTTGATGAATTTATTCATTATAAGGCTTCTCTTAAGTATAATCCCAATGAAACGGATTATAAAAATATTCAAAAACAAATAATTACCAATTGTTCCAATAATGAAATTACCAGCAGTGAATTCTTTGATAAACGAGTGTTGACGCATGAAAAATACCTAACTTTATTTACTAAAAATGAATACAATACCATTAAAGAAAAAATAACCGATTATCTAACCATTATAACTAACAAAATATCCAAACATATTATTTGTTCCAATGATTATTTGGATAATTTTAATGATAATACAGGTGAAAATAAAAACATGTCTTTTCATTTATACGGAATAGACACTTTAATTATGGATGATTTAACTATAAAAATTTTAGAAATCAATGGTGCACCTTCTATTTTATATGAATCAGCAATAAATCATATTGACTATTCTGTAATAATTGATGAGATACTTAAACTAACCGTAGATATATTGTATCCTCCAAATAATAATACTACATCTAATACTAATACTAATACTAATACTAATATCGGACCTAAATTTGGTTATTTTAAGGATAGTACATGTAAAGTACAATTATTTGAGAGGAAATTTGTAACTTGTGGAGAATTTATAAAAGAGTTAAAAATACCAATATACATATCAAGAGAAGTAGTTGAAGCATATCCATTTATATGTAAAGCAATATTTAACGAAAAGAGAAATAAAATATATCAACGAATAAAAAACCCCCATTCAAATAATATTTTTTTATTTTATGGATTAAGAGATCGATATATTCATAATAAATCTAGTCTACAATTTTATGACGAATTAATAGAATATCGTATTTCTAATAATTGTCGAAACGCCAAAATAATAAATAAAATCCAAGGAATTACCTATTTTTTAGCAAGTAAAGATAGATTATATAATAATTGTAAAAATAACAATTATATTCCTGAAAGTATTATATTTGATATTGATGGGGATAACCCTGAAATGTTAAATGCATTTATCGAGTCTCATAATGATATTCGAGTTATAATAAAACCGGTTTATGGTTCTCAAGGAAAAGGAATTGTTATTATGCCTCCAAATTCAAATGCTTATATGTTTATTAATAATATGAAATGGATTAAAAATCAGTTTAAATATACTATTTTTATTATTTCGATCTATATTGATAATCCGAAATTGTATTCAGATGCAAAAAAATTAAAATGCAACATTAAATTTAACTTGCGTTTTTATGCGTTATTGCATATAAATAAATTAGCTTGTTATGAAAATAATAGTAACGATATTAATTATTATATACTCAAAGACGTTCAAACCTATTTCACCGTGTTACCATATAATATTAACTTTAACGAAATTGCTACAATTATAATGACTATATTAAATCTAAAAAATATAGATAATTATATAGAAATATATGATAAAATTAAAAAGTTGTCATTAGATGATATTAGCAATCTAATAAACTTAACTAATCTTCAAATTGTAAAAAATTTATCATCCTATTTAAATATTCCTATTGATCTAAATAATTTTGTAACCACATTAGAAGATATGAATTATGACAAACATTTCAAAAATAATATTATACAACAAGGTGAAAATATTATAACCAATACGCTTCAATCGATAAAATATAATATACGAAATTTAAACCGATTTGTTCCTGATTCGTGTGCGTTTAATCTAATTGCTTATGACACAATGGTAGATGATAATGATAAATTGCATTTAATAGAAATAAACCGTGGTCCTGATTTACATGGTCTTTTAAGGACATTAGGGGAATCTAAACTAACTGATATATTTGGTGAATTGTTTAATATTGTAATTGAAAATAATATTGAAAATAATTTGAAATATTTTCAAAAATACAAATTAGAATATTAGAGGTCCAATGTTATAAGTTACTTTTTTCTTTAATTACTTTCTCTTTTTTAACAACTTTTTCTTTGATAACTTTCTCTTTTTTAACAACTTTTTCTTTAACAACTTTTTCTTTAATAACTTTTTCTTTAATAACTTTTTCTTTAACAATTTTCTCTTTTTTAACAATTTTCTCTTTTTCAAACGATATAGTTTCATAATTTAATTTATCTCGTTTGTTTCTATTGGTGATTGAAATTTTACTTAAGATTTGAGGAAACTTTGCAAATCCTTTTTTATTACATTTAGTAGTTGCTCGTATTGCCGTATAGGTAGCAATATTGAAATCAAATACCGTCTCAAATAAATCAGTATCCGATAATGAGTCGGCAGAAAACGCCAAATTTTCCAGCCGTTTTACTTCATCCTTTACGGTCAAGGTGTTGTGAATATAATTTTCATGAATCATCAAGGTATGTATATCATGCGCCATCCAAAAGTGCTTTACTTTGTCCTCAAGACTCGTTTCTAATGAAAACAAATGACCTGTCATGTCAAATATATTAGAACATTGAATATTTTTACTAGTATCCGTTTTTTTTAGCGCCATTTGTAAACTATTTAAGATGAATCGAATATCTCCATTCGATTGTTCATACAAGGTATCAATGGTTGATTTATTTATTTTTATTTTTTCAGTAACAACGATTTTATAAATTAATCTATATACCTCTGTAAAACTGGGTTTCATAAGTTTTATATCGCAACAAAAGGGTAATACCGATTTAATAGATTGGCTATATTTATCGTCGCAAATACATACAATTGGAATTTGTGTTTCCTTAAAATAGCCAGTTAGTTGTCCATAATCGTTGCTATCAATATCACTTAAGACCAATACATTATCTTGTCCATCAACCGTTTTTCTAATTTGAATCCAAGAACTAATCATAGACGTATCTTCAACAGTTGCGGTTATAATATTGTAACTATATTTTTTAAGAATTAGCTCGGTTAAAAGCGATTTTCCGACACCATTTACGCCAAATATTAAAGCAACCGGTTTTTTAGTTGGAGACCACTCTAATAACCAAGTGATAAATAGTGGCATTATAGCGGCATTTCCGACAAAATCGTCAAGTTTATTTGGTCGATAAATGGAGGTAAACATTTGTAGTATATTTATAGTATACTATTTGTATAAATGTTATTTTATATTCATTTTTTTATTTTTATTTTTTTCAATATACGTTTTATTGTACTTTTGTATAAATTTAATTTTATTTTCTGAACTCATATCTTTTACTATTGTATGTAGTTTTGCTATATCGGATTCAGGATGTAATGTTTCACAAATTAAATTATTTACTACCATTTTATCATGCTTTTCCATTAATACATTATAAAGTACTTCTCCTGTATATTTTATTTTTTTAACATTTTCGAATTTACCAGCAAATTGTACGGCTTTTATCATTTCACCATTGTAAAACAATTGATGGTTTTTACTCATAATGGTTTGTCTATTTGGAATATTATTTCCAAATGAGCCTTTTTCGAAACAAATTAAATACTTGTTTTGTATAATTGTTTTGGTAATAGTAACAATTTTTTTTCCACGAATGGTATGAATGTCAGGATTAATTAGTTCAATTGGTATTTCTCCTTGGTCACAAGTAATCAGGGTTCCGGCAGGAAAACATGTACCTGATATTGCATATACACTACCTGATGTATAATCCAGAGTTGCAGCTTGGGTAGCAGTAATAGTAGTTAAACCACGACCAACCGCAGTTAATATATTTGATGAAATAGTTTCAACCGATGTATTTGAACTTGTGTAAATAAATGCGCCACTACTATTAGAGGTTGGTTTCGTAATTGTATATGATTCACCAACATTCATTTGTCTAGGTATACTTAAAGGACCGATTATTGGAGTTGCTTGCGGCGGTGGTGGTATATTTTTCGTCATAACTCGGTTACTAACACCTGATTGAGATACAGCTACAAATTGTCCATTCCCATAAGTTACGCTAACCCATACATTATTAGCCGCAGAAGTTTCGGAATCCCAAGTAATACCATCAGTACTCGTCATAACTAGGTCAGTTGAAATAGAACCACTTATAGGATAAGCTACAGCTACAAATTGTCCAGAACCATAAGTTACATCATACCAATTATTATCAGTTGCTGAAGTTCGTGAAGTCCATATAATACCATCATGACTCGTCATAACTCTGTCACCAGTACCTGTTTGAGATACTGCTACAAATAATCCATTACCACTTAAATCAAATCCATAAGTTACGCTAGTCCAATTATTGTTATTCGCAGAAGTTCGTAAAGTCCAGTTAATACCATCAGGACTTGTCATAACTCTGTCACCACTACCAAAACTAGATACCGCTACAAATAATCCATTACCACTTAAATCAAATCCAAAAGTTACTGATTGCCAGTAATTAGAACTAACTGCAGAAGTTTGTATAGTCCAGTTAATACCATCAGGACTTGTCATAACTCTGTCATTTGAAGATGATGATATATAAGCAAATGCTACAAATAGTCCATTACCATAAGTTACACTTGTCCAGTTATTAAATTCAGAAGTTTGTAAAGTCCAATCAATACCATTCGGACTTGTCATAACTGAAGCACCTAAAAAAGAAACCGCTACAAATAATCCATTACCACTTAGATCATATCCAAAAGTTACATCCCGCCAAGAACCAGATGGAGAAGACCGATTAATCCAATCAGTACCATTAGAACTCGTCATAACACCATTAACCCCAGCAGAAACCGCTACAAATACATTATTACCATAAGTTACGCCGTTCCATGATTTATCAACAGAAGTTTGAGAAGTCCACACATTATATACAACCATATATATATATAATATTAAATAATCTTTATCAGTTTATCAAAAAATAAAAATTTACTAAATAGTAGAGATTTCATATAAAAACTCAATAAAAAAGATATAAACAAATATAATCATACTATAATAATATAATGATTACATGCAACTTAATGGGTGGTCTAGGAAACCAATTATTTCAAATATTTGCTACTATTTCTTATGCGATTAAATCAAAACAATCCTTTAAATTTGTAAAAGCGGATACCTTGGGAGGTAATAATGGAGTGATACTTCGTTATACTTATTGGAACACTTTTTTATCGAGATTTGGACCATTTTTGATTGATGTGCTACCATCAGTACATGTATTGAGAGAAAACGGGTTTCGATATAATGAATTACCGATACAAACGAATATAAACTTAAACGATACCGATAACAATATTATGTTATATGGGTATTTTCAAAGTTATAAATATTTCGAGGACAATTATGCGATTATTTGCCGAATAATTGGTTTAGACCAAAAGATAGCCGAGTTACGGGAAAGATTCCCTCTTGATTTTGAACATATGGTTAGTATGCATTTTAGATTAGGCGACTATAAAAAGATTCAACACATCCACCCAGTGGCAACCTATGACTACTATAAAAACGCATTAAGACACATAAAAAATAATACGAATAATTATGCGCTTGAAATATTATATTTTTGCGAAGAAGAAGACTTGAGAGAAGTGTTAGAAACAATAGATAAACTTTCTATTCAATTTCCTAGATATTCTTTTACGAGACAGGGAAAGGAGTTGGACGATTGGGAACAACTGTTGTTAATGAGTTGTTGCCATCACAATATAATAGCGAATAGTTCTTTTAGTTGGTGGGCGGCCTATTTTAATTCTTGGAATGACAAAATTGTGTGTTATCCTTCAACATGGTTTGGACCAGCCGCAAAGCATGATACAAGTGATTTATGTTTGAATGAATGGATTAAAATATAATTATAATTATATTATATGGAGTCGTATATTCGTGAATAGAGATGTAAATGCTTGTAAGAATATATTATTACTTGGAAAATGTTATTTAGAAAGTCAAACAAGACCAGAAGAATTTACAAGAAAAGTAATAAAATCAGAAAAGGTTAAGAAACCTAAAAAACAAGCAAGTAAGAATAAATAGTTGTTTCATTAAGGTAGTAAATGAAATAACATTAGATGGGAATTTGCTTATCTACCTCAAAGTAAGCAGATGATAAACCCATTACATAGAATTTAGTTTATCCTCCTTTTAGGAGGAAGCGCTCGTATTTTTTTTGCTAATAAAGTAGGCATTTAAAATACGCGTTGCTCTAAAATACCTATTATACCATCATTAAGGTTTAACTGTTATTACTATACAAATAATATTACTATTTTTAAACAATTGGAACATACATTATGGATAGGTATTTATGATGATAAATCAACAAATGATGATTTAATTGAAAGTAACATGATAGGAAAACATATTAAAACCTCGCCGCATGAATATAAAGAGCTAAAGGATTATGATTATTTAGTTTTTTTAGATAGTAAACTGGAAAAACCAAATGAATTATTTATATTAAATTTAATTAATAAATATTTTATAGAACAACATTACACTTTATTATTGCGATAACATTGGCTTATTCATAATAATGTATGGAATGAATATAATGAAAGTATGAAGCAAGACAGATATCTGTTACAAAGCGATAAATATATTAAATACATACACACACAAATAAATAATGGATTAAACGAAATAACTGAACATCATTGTGCGTGTGGACTTTTGATAAGAAATATGAAACATTATAAGATGAATGAATTAAATAATACTTGGTATTATCATATACAAGAGTGTGGTATTCAAGACCAAATATCTTTTTTTTTGTAAAACAATTATTTAATGGTATAATACATTCTTTTACCGAAATACCGTTCAATTAATTTGTATTTTTTCTAAAATAGTCAATCCATTATTATTCGTATATCTTTCTTTTAATACCCAATTAGTATTATCGCGTAAAAACTCTTCAACCGCTTTCCATAATCCGCATTTTATTTCTTCAATTGGAAATCCTGATTGGTTTGATTGTGTCTCAGGGTTCCAATTCATCCGTATAGTTTCTCCATAAATTCCATCAACTGTAGTATCGTGCATTATAATATATTTATTGGTAGTTTTGCTAAATTTGTCCAATTCTCTTTTAAGTTGACCATATATGTGCCACGTATCAATAAAAGTTAAATCATAATTCATATCTAATTTTAAATCTAAATCATTTATCCATTCATATCTAATTTGTATAGGTTGTTCTTTGGTTTTAACTAACAACTCATTAATATTACATTTTTCTAAATCATTGCAAAAAAGTTGTTTATTTAGTTTATTATTATTTAATAATCCATAAGTAAATGCCCAACTTGAAATACATCCTCTTACACCTAATTCAATAACACTTTCACATTCAACGGAATACTTGTATAATGTTGGTAAATGCTCATTAATATCACTTGGAATATTACACAATGAATCGTATTTTTCTTTAATTTGAAGCATGTTATAAATATAGGTATTATTATTATTATTACATTTTAACATATTTTTTATTAAGTGAATTATCTGAATATTTTTTACCACCCATCAGAATACTAAAAGAGGATATAAGTTAGGAATATAATATTTTGGAAAATAATATTTGTATTTTTACATTAAAATCGTTCCATAATTTCTAATGTAAAAAGAAAAAGGTAACCATTATTTATTCATAAACACTTATTATGAAAGACAAAGTATTTCAAAAGTTCAAAACATATATTTCCAAAATACAGAAATCATCTGATTATTTTAGATAATGATGGAAGTCATAATAACGAACTTATTAAAAATGCTATATTAAAAGTGGTAATACCGAATTATTTATCCAGAAGCATTGTTCCTACAACTCTTCAGGGTTTTTAGAAGAATTCCCAAAACCAAAATTTACACGCCTTAAAATAAGCGAACCTTTTTGATTTTTTATTTCACCGAAAGATGCGATTTTAAATCTTCAAGGGTGTAAAGTTTCGATATTTATATTCTCCAAATGCGTAGTGAACCACAGTCATAAATAAACAAATTTCATTATGTTTTCCTACTAGTTTAGGAATTGTTTGACAATATCTTAATTATAAGTATTTTTATCCATTTATATTATTTATATTATTTATATCTATTAAATAATCATAAGAAATAATATATTTTGAAGTTTAATATATGTTTAACCTTCCATTTGGTCTAATTATGGTCATATAAAAATTAATAAATTTACAATTTTCATAATATTTATTTACAATATATTTTACATATTTTTCAGAAACTATTCTACCGTTATTTTTCCTAAATTCTATAATTTCATCAATTCGGGTTGCATATTTTAATGATTTGTTAAATGGTAATATCGCAAACCTATCATTTAATCCCTCATTATGGTCTGTATTTGGTATAATTACGTCAAATTTATGATTTAACCACACAATTCCAAACTTATTTTTTATTAATACATCTGGTCGTATAAAAAGAATAAAATCATAATTTATATTATCTTGTAAAACTAAATTATACACTCTTTTTTGACTTTCTAGGGCACATAAGTGATTTCTTATTAATTGAGGACGCCATTCATATGCTGTGTCTCCACCATATGTATCATATAATTGTTGATTAAAATAGTTTTCAAAATTGATTGTATTTAAAAAATCACATTGGTTTTCAATTTTATAAATATCTGGATTCAATAATTTATATTCTTCATAATCAACCATGATATTACAGTCATTTTCCCAAATAATATTACAATCATTATCTGGTTTCCAAGTATGCATATAAATTTTATAGTCAATATTGTTTTCTTTAAAAACACTAAATAAATTTGTTATATGCGATTCATATACAAATTTGGTCGACCTTGTCATACCAAAATAACAAATAGCTATTTTTGTCATATATATAATAACTAAAATAGTATTTAAATACTATTTAAAATTGTGTTTATAAAATGAATAAGTTTAAATTAATGTCAACCAGATATTCTGATTTAGGAATAAATACAATAAGCGACGTAGAAATATTTAAAGCTAGTTCAATTGTGAAAAATCAAAAAAAACAAATTTATCATATTAGACTTGATTATAACGAAATCAGTTCAGCTTGGAAAACATTATTATATTTTTTAAATAATATAATACCTACCATAAATAATCAATTTATTTGTATAATAACCGGCGAGGATATTACAATTCCTAACCAAATTGATCCGAGATGGCAACAACCTGCACATTTAAAATTAATTAAAGATACATATAATGCTATAGTAAATAATCCATTATTGATACATTGTTATATTGAAAATCGCGATGAATCTCACTGTAAAACATCATCAATTCCATTAGGAATAAATCCACGTGAAATGCCCGGTGGAAATATTGATTTTATAATTAAATATATGAATAATTACCCTTTAATAAAAGAACGTAATTTAAAAGCAATTTGTTTACATAGAGATAGAGCAGGAGATAGAGAAATTATAAATAATTTTAAAAATAAAGAGTGGTGAGAATTTATTGAAAAGGATATAATAGTTAAACATGACAGTTTTTATAAATTATTACACACTTTTCCATTTATTATATGTGCTCATGGCGGCGGTATTGATCCTTGCCCAAAAGTATGGGAAGCACTTTGTTGTGGATGTATTCCAATAATTAAACATTCGACATTGGATGATATTTATTCACAGTTTCCGATTGTTTTTGTAGATAGTTGGGAAAAAGATACAATTACATTAGAAAATTTAATTGTATGGAGAGAGCAATATAGTAAATATTATGATGATATTGAATTACGTAACAAATGGGTTCATAAATTATATTTAAATTATTGGGAAAACACAATTATAAATCATATATTATAATTTATAATGTAAAAGAAAAATGTTATTTATTCATAAATAAGACAAATTATTTCAAAAGTTCAACACAAATATATTTAAAAAAACAGAAATATTCATATGATTATAATTCGTGATTTATGTTGGAAAAATATTTGTAAAATAAATTTTACTATTGAATCCAATAATTTAAATAATGATTATATTTCTGTAGGTGCTTGGATGGGATAAAATATATAATACTAATTATTTATATATAAATACAAATCAACTACTATTTATATATAACAATGATTGACCAACCTTTTATACTTCTTATTATGAATTGTAAGAAATATGCCAATAAAGCACTTCAACAAAAGAATACCTGGCTACCAAATATTCCAACCGATTTAAAATATTATCATGTAATTGGCGATGAAACATTAGACACGTCTTATACATTTGACGACGATAATCGCATTCTTTGGCTAAAAGTTGCCGATGATTACAACTCCTTACCTACAAAAGTGATCACTGCATATGAAGCCATATATGACACCTTTAATTTTAAATATATATTCAAAACGGACGACGATCAAACGTGTCTAAAAACGGCCTTTTTCGACACACTCGTAACATTATTAGGAAACAAAATTCCCAACCCACATTATGGCGGATTTGTAGTTGATGTGAAACAACCATATTTATCACAATACTATAAAATACATCCAGAATTGCCAACCTATTTACCTATATTTGCGACAAAGTATTGTAGTGGTAGATTCTATTTTCTCTCTAGAAGTGCTATATCAAGCTTACTTAATAAGAGAGAAGAAATAAGTAAAGAGGTTTTAGAGGATTATGCAATTGGTCTGAATTTGGACGATAGATTTAAAACAAATATTTTAAATATAGCTACGAATAATTATTTTGTGGATATGGATTTCAATAATTCATTGACTTGATTAGTATGTCCTTTTGAATTAAATGCGGATGCCGTATGTATTCTATGTTTAACGAGTATTTGTGGACAATTATAAAACTGTTTATTTTGTTCTTTAAGACGTAACCATAAATCATAATCTTCTATACCATTGTCCTTCCAATAACATAATGGTTTTCTAATGATAGAACTAGAATTAATAATAGGATTTACTTTTTTAAAATCAACATGAAGTAGATCTTCGGTAGGAATGTTAGGAACAATACCGGGTCTGTCACCAAAATAAATACATTTTGAACCAACTACATCATATCTATCTAATAATGGCGATTGTATTTCTAGCTTCTTATTATGCCATATATCATCAACATCTAACAAAGCAACAAAATCATAATTACAAAATGGTATCATATCATTTAAAGTATTTGATTTTCCTTTACTATTATAAAAATCAATAACACGAATTTTATCACTTCTTTTTTCATATTCTTTTGCTAGTAAATAAACCTCTGAATTTTCAGGATGTCCATTAATACCAATAAGTAGTTCCCATTTGCCATAGGTTTGACTTAATATAGAAGAAACTGAATCTTCAATAAATTCAATTCCATTATAGATTGGCATTAAAATACTAATCATTATTTATAACTTTATTTAAAAATATATATTTAAGTAAAGTTAAACCCAAAGTATATTACACCTTTTAACATTTCCTCGTTAGTGCCTTTGGCAAACGCCGGGTTTTACAGCTTCATTAAATTTTATCGTAGCAAATAATGTATTTTCATTAAGAACATAATTATTTGGCATATGATATATTTTACATTCTTCAATTAATTTATTATTGACAATTGGAATTAAAGTATTTTTATAATAATCGGTTTGAGACCCGTGTAAACCAATAGCACTTTGTTCTCTTATGCCATAACCTTGGATATTATTAATGTTATAATATTTACTATTCGCAAAATTATTAAACTCATTTTTATTATAAATCCAAAAAGCACAATATGGGTTTTTATTATTTACACAAAATATTTTTTCATTTAAATTAATAATAGTATCAAATATTTGCCCATGTAAATCTGTTATATATTCAATATTATTTTCAACTTCAATTCTTACAAAACCTAAATTGTAATTCATTTCTATTAAGTTTTTGTTATATTCTAACCAATATTGTATTGCTTTATATGGAACTAAAATGTCATCTTCTATATAGATAAATATATCATATTCATTTCTTTGTTGATATAATAATTCTCTACATTTCCAAGTTAAATAAAAAGGATTAATATTTGACAAGTCATGATAAATTATTTTAATATATCCATTAGTATAATTATTAAACATCTCTTTTTTTAAATCTATAAAATTTGTATGAATAAAAATATCTGTCGTATATTCATATTTATTCGTTTCGTCGATAATTTTATTAATATAAATAATTCTATCCGTTAAAAAATAAAAAGAAATATGTTTTGTAATTTTCATATATAAATAAAAATATATAATAATTAATAGTTAAACGCAATCAAAAAATCGGCATTTACTAAAGGCACTAACGAGGAAATTTTAAAAGATGTATAAAGATGTATAAAGGTATATTTCTTAAAGAACTATTCTTTGAAACATAAACCAATTATCATATAAAGGATGTATTTCTTTATACAAAGTAAAATTAGATAAATTACTTAAAATACAATCTACTAAAATGATTTGGTCATCTTTAACTAAATAATCATTTTTGAAGTACAATTCCAGTTTATTATTATATAATGTTTTCCACCAATCAATTGCATCTTTATGTAAAATAAAAAACCCACCAGCAACCGAATTTTGATTATTGGGTATAGGTTCAACCGGTAATCCTATACTATTTTTATTATTTACTATTTTGTATAAATAGTTAACATAATTATCATTATTATTAACCAACGCATAACATATTTTAGTTTTGTCAAAGCTATTAAACTTATCTTTATTAGACCATGTAGAGAGAACCCTTGTATTTAAATCGCAATCCCTATTTCTAAAATATCCTATATCACACCATCCATAAAATTCAGTATCAAAATATTTTCTCTCAATAGTTTCATTCACAAACCATATTTTTTCAGACCATAACATATTAAGCTCCCAGCATGACATTTCATTTAGAAGATTATTTTTAGCATGATTTTTAATCCAATAATCCTTATACTTGTAGTTATAAAATTGTTCTAAAGGTTTGATTATTATTTTTATGTTTGAATTATGTTGTGTATTAATATATTTACTACTATTTTCATCAGTATAAATAATCAATTTAAATTCATTCGCAATTGAAATTAAATTATTCATCCATTGGACGTAAATAGAAGGATCAAATTTAGATTTAATAATATAAAAACAGCTAGAATAAGTAATTGACATATAATGAAAAAATAAAATAAATATAAAATAAAAACGATTAACCAATAAATTATCTAAAAAATCTTTCTTTGTTTAAATCAAGCATTAACCACGAATAATTTGTTTTTCTTTTTTCAATATCACTATAATCTTCTCTCTGAGTAACAGTTAAAGGAATAATTAAATACCAATCGTCTTTCTCTTGAAGACTAAACCAATATTTATCAATAGCATATAGTATATGTTTTGAGGGTTCTTTTAAAAGTTTTGCGATTCCTTCCGTATAATTATTAATAAGAATATCGTAATAATGGTTTTGAACAATATATCCGGTTGTAGTTTGACAATGATATATTTTAACACAACTATCATCAATCTGTGTATGCGGAGGTATATTATTTCCAGATATTAAAGCAACATCAAACGTGGGATGATTTGATAAAAAATGATTAAAACTTGTTATAAATATCGATGGATTTGTAAATAAAATATCATCTTCAACTATTAAAATATGAGGCCAATTATTTTGTTTTGCCATTTGTAATAATTTAAGATGACTTAAACTACAACCTATCGCACCATTTTGTAATTTAATAGCTTTAAATTGTATTGCTTGTATTCCAATAGTAGTTAATTGTTCTTCGACATGGGCTTTTCTATCAGGTCGAGATTCTAAATTAATATAAAAAGCATGTTTAATATCAGAAATACAATTCATTTTATATGAATAAAGATTATATATTTATATTATTTTCTCTCTTATAACTAAATAAATGACAACTATCAAAGATAAAGAAGATAAAGATAAAAATAAAGATAATAAGAAAAAAAATATAGCAAATCAAATAAAAGACATTTCACTGGATGATATCGTTGAACCCGAAATGAACGAATTAATTGCCATCGGTGAAAACGCATATGAAATTGGGCCTCGTTCTCGAATTGGTAATAATGTGGTTGATTATTTTACGTTTTTACAACGCCTAGAAACAAAAGGTAAATACAATATAAACTTTTTTGAATTTGTAGAACAAATCGAAGAATTTAAGAAGAAGACCTTTATTCAAAATATGTTAACCTATTATAGAGAGATAAAAAACAAAAAGGGAACCAAGAATGAATATACGGTTTTAAAAGAAGTATATAATATATGTATTAGCGCCATAAATATTATGAGACCATTAAATTGTATGGAAATATATACAAAATACAATGCTAAACGAGTCTTAAATTTTTGTGCTGGATGGGGCGGATCAACGGTTGCCGCAGCGGCTTTAAATTTGGATGCCTTTTATGGTGTGGAAATAAACGAGGATTTAAAAGAACCTTACGACCATATGATAACATATTTGAAAACGAAATGTTCGACAGAATTTTACTTATATTTTGCCGATGCATTGACTCTCGATTATTCGAACATGAAATACGATACTGTATTTGTGTCGCCGCCGTATTACCAATTAGAAAAATATGCGCATAATACCCAATATGCGTCTAAAAAGGAGATGGACGAAATCTTTTATAAACCGGTATTTTTAAAGACATATAATGGTATTCAACTTGGAGGTCATTATATTGTAAATGTATGTAAAGAAGTATATGATAATGTATTAAAGGGTTTGTTCGGTGAAGCACACGAAATATTTCCTCTTAAAAAATCAAAGAGACAAAACGAACATACTGAATTGGTATATGTTTGGAAAAAATAATGTCGTTTTCACAAGTTATTTGTATTTAGATTTAAAAAAAATTGAAATACAAATATATAGGTAAAAGATATATAAATTATGAATCTTCGTTCTGGAAAGACTACTTATACAAATAATTCTGAACTAAAAGCATGTGGTCACACATGTTGTATTGGAAAACTTACTAAATGTTGTGATTGTATGGATACTCGACCAATCCAATCAAATTATTCGTGTTATGTGGATGGTATGGGATATATGTCTAATGCAACTAGAAGACAATTTTATTGCCTTGTATGTAGAATAAAATAAATTCTTAATAAATTCCTCCCATACTAATTCTTGCACTAGCTTGTGCTCTAGGTTTGGCTCCAATATAAGAAGCATATTGGGGTGAATATTTATGTGGTGCCTGAGGTACTGATTTAGTTGCTGGTTTAGCGGAGTCACTTGCAAATTCTTTTTGTCGTTCTTCTTCAATTTGTTGTAATAACACAGGGGGAATTGGTTTGCCAATTGATTGTAAATGTTTTGCTAGATTTTCTTTTTTTTCCAAATTTGTTGGATAATATGGAATATTAGTCCATTCAGTGGTAACTGCTACAGATTTGGTAGTTTCTTTAAATTTATCTGGATGTAATATTTTTTTTTTTGGTTCTCTCAAATCATAATTATAATATTTTTCAGAACCAAAAGGTATATGAGTTGTAAAGGATTCTACATTTACCACAAATAATCGGGGATTATTAACTATAAAATAATTATCATTTGGATTACTCGATTTTTCATCAATAGAAAACTTTAATTGACTAATAGTTCGTAAGCCATCGACATTTTGTGTATTATGTTTATTTTGTATATTTTTAGATGGATCTTTTTTTGATATAATTCTTGAAATACCATCAAACAATTGAAGTATTTCTGGACTTCCTATGTTATAAAATACAGATCTGTCTATTTTTAATCCAATTGCTTCAACCCGAATTTGTAATTCATTGTCTTCCATACCCCATCCCCAAAAACAAGGGAAACCATTGGTTTTTTCAAAATCGCCGCCTTTCATGACAACAATTCCTCCTAAAGCATATTTAAACCCATAATAATGTTTTACTATTCCATGCGTAGTTTCATAATCAAATATTTTATAAAAAGGAATAGTATCCACATCATTGAATATAAAGGTAATATCTTTGTAATGATCTGGATATTTATTTTTGGCAGCAATAAATCCAATATCTTTCATAGCTCCGCGATTAAACATTCTTTCGTCACATTGGTGTGTAAAAAGTATTTCATAATCTTCTTTACCTTCAAGAATAAAACTCATATATTTACTGAAAAAAAATTTGTGTTGAACTCGATTTCTATAAGGAACAATAAAAATACGTTTTGGGATAATAATATTTTGTATTGTAGGTTCTGTTTCTTTAGTTAATTCTGACATTCTTATAAAAGCTTTTTATTTTTATCTTTATATCTTTATAAAAATATATAAAGATATCTATTGACAACTATAAATATGTATTTTTATATTTACATTTACATATTAGGTATGTTACCATTATATACAATAGCATCTTCAGTAAAATGTATTTTTTGTAAAAATTATATTCGGCCATTAAATGGAATGAATAAAATAAATGATTTTGGTAAATGTAAGCTATTTACAGGAGTATTATATAAGAAAGAAGAAGAAGAAGAAAAATATATAAGAGAAGAAGAAGAAAAATATATAAGAGAAGAAGAAGAAGACAATTGTATAAGAAAAGAAAAGTTTATTATTTATGAATATGCTAAACACTGTAGAGAGAATAAAGACCTATGTGGTAAAAATGGATGTTTATATGAAAGGACTAAATATGATTAAAAACTCTGGGAACTCTGGGAACTTAAAATACAATCCCATATTTTTTTACAATGGCGGCAGGAATCATATTATCATCTTTTGATAATTTTTCCAATTTTTTATAACATTTATTAATAGTTACTTCACTCGTTTCACTTACATTTTTAACATCACGTTTGCTAATATTTAATTTACATATTTGTGAAATAAAATATACTACACCGGCAGCAATTGAAGGAGGAGTATTTTCAGGCATGACGTCCATTTTTTCTATTTTCATTGAAATAAATTGACATAATCGCGTTAATTCATTATTTATATTAAGTTTGCTACAATATCTCTCTATAAAGGCTTCAGGTTTAATTTTACCAAGATTCGTTTTCTCTTTATTATCCATATCTTTTTCCAAATTATTAATGATTGATAATGCGTTTTTACAGCCATTTGTAGCACTGGTAACATCTAAATTAAAGATGGTAGCAATTTCTTTGGCAGTTCTTGGGTAATTATTAACTCTACATGATATATAAATTGAAGCTGCTATAATACCATCTCTATTATTTCCTCTAAAGGTTAAATCATATTCGGATATTTTTTTATGATAAATAATAGCATCATTAATGATCATTTTCGGAATTCCTGAATTTTGAGCCATGGTTGTAATAATTTGAAATTCATCATATTGAGACTTTTCCTTATACGGCATGGATTGCCATTCAGTATATCGTCGTATTTTTCTCATTTCATATGACATTGGTCCATAACATAATACTTTACACCCATACGAAGATTCTTCTAACAATGGATTAATTGGCATACCACATCTGGTTGGATCAGAGTTTTGATTATCATCTGCTCCATAATATCTCCATTCAGCACTTTGGTCCACTAAATCCTTGTAAATAATTCCACATTTATTATTGGTACATGTTAAAAACCCCTCTTCTGAAAAAGCTAAAATACTTTCGCATCGCTCACATATTTCTCGGTTTCCAACACCATAAATACACTCTAACGGTATTTTGGGTTTGTCTGGATTTTCAATTTCTGAATCGAAAATATTCCATAATTCTATTTTATTTATATTATTTTTTTTTTGTTTTTGGCTTTTATCCTTATTCATCTTTGTATCTTTAATAAGAATCTATATGTTTAATTCAATTTTATTATATATTTTTTTAAGATAAGTATATATAATATGGGAAATACTTCTTCCTCTTCAAATTCATCTTCCAAACAAGAATTTGATAACTTTTACAACATTATAGATTACATTGCTACATATTATATTTTAACAATGGATTTTAAGAGTTTAAGCAAACTATCTGAAAAGGAATATTGTGATAAATTGGTTATTATTACTTCTGATATTATTGAGAGATATTTTAATGATACAGAAATCACTTATCTTTCTCAACGAATTAAAGATGGAGTTGAAGTGAATACAATGGATAAAGACAAGGTTATGTTTATTAATAAAGATAGTCTTGAAAGTCTAGATATTTCAAACGATGTTCAAAAAAGTATTAAAAAAAAACGGGTTTGTATAGGAATTGCCAAGTTTTATGTTAAAATCGCTCATGTATTTTCGGCAATTGTTATGACAATTAATCCAATTTATACATATAAAGATTCCACCGGTCAAACACTTAAAGCATCACTTATGGAAAAAGATAAAATACCCAAAAATGTAAATAGAAAATTATTTAAATTAAATATTTGTGATAATCGTATTAGAGCTCTTACAAAAGGGGAACAAATTGAGGACACTTCTGGTAATGTAACTATGCAGCCAAATGTGTGTGATATGAATATTTCTAAAAATGGTCTCGGTAAAACACTTGCGGATGAGCCAGGTATTACTGAGTTAATGCGATTATACTTAGATGATAATTATGATTATTCAAACGGTACTTTTTCGGGAATGTCTGAATCAACCAAGATACAGTTTAATAAAGATTTAAAATTATTTTATACAACATTTACAGGTAATGAAAATATGCCTTCAGAAATAACTAAATTTAGTGATATTAAATTAAAGGATTATAGTAAAACATCTGGATGTCAAGGAACAACGCCAATTTTAAAAAATAAACTTACCTTACCTAGTAAGGATAAATTATTTATTAATTATGCTCAAAATACCAAAAAAATGATCCAAACGGCGGCAGATAATCAATCGAAATTATTATCGGTAATAAACGAAATGTTTACCTATGTAATGGATCCATATACGAATAAACGGGTTATTCGTGTGAATCCAACCTTAACAGATGAATCTTTACAAAAAGTGGTTGAAAAGTCTAGAAGATTAATTATTGATTTATATTTAAAATGTGAAACTGATTATGTAAATGGTATTAAATTATATGAAGCTATTGTTGAATCTAAAATAATAGAAACAACCCAAAATCAAATTGAACAATTAAAATCAGAAGCGTTAAAAATAATTAAAGAAACGAATAAATCAATATAAAAAATATATTGTATTTAGGTATTTTATTATATATCATATATATATAATGGCAAAAACACGTAGTCAAACTCGCACTAAAAAGCAAATGTATTATCGTCATCTTAAATCTTCTAAGTGTCGCGGTAAAACGTCGACTACTTGTCGGTTAAGAAATGGGTGTAAAAAAACAATGTCTGGACGAAGACCTTCTTATTGCAGAAAAAGAACAAATACTCATGTATAAAACAGTATTTAGGTATTTAGGTATTTTATTTTATATCATATATAATGGCAAAAACACGTAGTCAAACTCGTAATAAAAAGAAAATGTATTACACATTTGCGTTGTCGTGGACATGCATCAACAACCTGTCGTTCAAAAGTTCAATGTAAAACTACCAAGGCAGGAAGAAGACGTTCATATTGTCGATATAGAACAAACCACAAGGTTTTATCAAGTCGTCACGCATAAAGAACTAATTATTTCTCTCTCTATTTATATATTCATTAAATAGAGAGAAATACCAAATAATAAAAAAATAAAATATCTAAACAGACCCAAACATTTTACGAGCATTATATAACGCTTGTTTTCTTAAACTTTGTCTAGCTGCCACAATAGACCCTGTATTCGTAAGAGTTTTGGAAGCTGCTTCGATAGCAGTTACCCATTTTCTACCAGAACGCATTTTTTTTGTTTTATTTTTTTTAGAACTTTTATGTCGTTTAGTAGCCATTATATATAGTTATTATATTTAAAATTAGTTATATAACAGTTGTACTATTTATAAAATTATAAAATAATAATCTCATTTTTTATAATTTAATACGATTTTTCTAAAGCTTTATACAGCAGATCTAGACGCGGATGCAGATCTAGCAGCGGAGGCAGCTTTGGATGCGGCCATTGAGGCACTTTTAGCAGCGGATGCCGCTTTGGTTGCAGCGGCAGAGGCAGATCTGGCGGCAGACGCGGATTTAGAAGCAGAAGCGCTTTTAGCAGCAGATGCGGCTTTGGATGCGGCCATAGAGGCACTTTTAGCAGCAGAAGCAGCTTTTGATGCAGCAGCAGATGCAGACCTAGCTCTACCACGAGCCATTGATCTTGAACGAGAAGAGTGACGACGACGATGAGTTCTAGCCATTATATATATATATATATAACAAAAAAATATAAACGCTATCTATTCTTATTCTTTTCCTTTTCCTTTTCCTTTTCCTTAATATTAATTATTAATTATTAATTAGTTCCAAACACTATTGAATGTATGCCACCACATTTTATCTCCTTTTTTAACATCGTACATTGCTCCAAATATTTGAGTTCTAGATAAAGGAACATTACATCTATATTTGTCTAAAGGATGTGGATTTGTTTTTAATTGTGCTAAAATAGCTTTTTTAGATATTTGTTGTCTAGCCTGAACCGCAAAATATACAAAAAAAGATCTAAATGACAAGTCTTGAATAGGCAATATATCTTGATTTTTAAACTGAAAATCTCTTAAATATTCTTGACAAATGGCTAAACCTGATATATCTGCTAAATCTTCGCCTATACTAGGTTCTGCATTAAATATGATTCCATCATAGGAAGCAAATACTTCATATTGCTTAATAACATCTTTTTGAATTTTTTCAAATTCTTTTTTATCTTTTTCTGTCCACCAATTATTTAATTTACCAAATTCGTCATATTTTGATCCCCAATCGTCTAAAGAATGTGACATTTCATGAGCAATAGTAAATCCTATTCGAGATAAATTATATTCTAATCCTCTTTGGTCTAAATCAACAAATGGTTTTTGAATATATCCCAATGGTATATATATTTCATTATTAGTAGCGGTATATGATGCGTTTACTACATAAGCTTGTGTTCCTACAAATTTTGGTGGTAATTGTGTCCAATCTATTACAGGAATATCTATAATTGGTTTGCCGACTAGGGTAATAGCCTGTTTATGTCGCCATAAAGCAATCTTACTAATATTCCCCCAAGGGTCATCTGATTTATAATCGAGTAATGGATCATCTCGTAACATTATTGGTGAGCCTACTATTAACTTAAGTTTTTCAAGTTTTTTTAATGCTTTGCGTTTAGTAGATGGCTGCATCCATGTATTACGCTTGATAATTCGACTAAATACTATTTTCAAATCTTCGGCAATAGCTTTTACATAATTAATTGCATCAATATTATTATATTTTGTGATATATTCATTTGTTAAAAAAGAATTAAACGCAAACCCCATTGAAAAAATAGGCATAATATAATTATCTACATTCCCAGACTGTCCTTTGGCAAAAGAACCTTGAAAATTATAAAAGCTTTTGAATCCTTCTTCAGTCCATCTACATTGTTGACGTATATATAAATAAATCCAATATGTTTTCCATTGTTCGCTATCCCATCTTTCCAATAATAATTTTGTGCCACATAATAAGTAATTTATATTTGAGGTTACAAAACTATTTGGAATTTTAGTGAATCCAAGATTTTTACAAAATTCTGTCCAATTAAATCCAAAATTAGTTAAAGCCTCTTCTTTTGTAATTAGATTATATCCATCTGAATCGACCTCTGTTATTAATTCGCATGACATTGCGTTTAAAATTTCAAATTCAGTATTAAATACATCCTCCATATTATATCCATGATTATTTCCAAATGCAATAGTAAATAGTTCGCTTAAATAATTGGTGTATTGTTTTCTATAATGAGTTTTATATTTTTTATCTTCTTTTGTATCTATTTCATCGTCAAAATAAACATCAATATCAATTAGCGTTAATTGAGGAGGTTCAAGATAACATTTATATATAGTGGGGTTTTTATCATCAGGATTTATAGACCATACAAATGGACACCCCCATGAAATAAGTTCATTTGTATTTGCTAATCCAAGTTGTTTCCATAAATTTGTTTTATCTTTACGAAGTAAATCGATATGTTCAACAATAGTATTAGATAATTGTCTTGTTTGTTGAAGAGTATTATACGTTTTAAAGGAAGTATATGCGTTTTTAATACATTTGACTTTTTTAGAAGTAGAAGAAGCGTTTTTCTTCAAATAGTCTTCAATAATTTCGATCAACTCTCTATACACTTTATCTTGTATAATTCTAAAATCGTCTATTTGAACAATATATTTTTGATTTTCAGTAATTTCATAATCAGTTATCCATCTGTCATTAATATAAGAATAAAAATCTTGGTTTGGCTGAACTCCTTTTGTATTAACAGCCTTTTTAAGTTCATTTACAACAAGTTTTTCTAAATTATAACTAGCTGAAACAATATTAACCTTATTTTTTTTAAATACTTCTTCAATTTTATGTTCAAATGTATTATATGTGTTACTCATATACTATATTTACTTGTTATTTTATATTTAAAATAATTTACTTTCAATTTTGGTTAATAACTCTTCATTGTATATTAAATTTCCTGAAGGTTTATATGATTTAATTGGAGTATATTCCTTTTTATTTTTCTCTCTATCTCTATCTCTATCTTTCATTTTATATTCAACATCTTCAACCATTTTTGTATTAGGTTCTTCTTTATCTAATCTATTTCCATATTCATCTACATCTATACCAATTTTCTTTTTAATTTCAGTTCTTACATAAGATGGTACCCAATGTAACCATGATATCCATAACATATTTGGATGTGTATATCGTACATTAAATCCATTTATTTTTAATTTATCAATAAGATATGCTATACAAGAACCTTGATCATATCTTGGAACTCCTATAATTACTTCTGGAACAAGAAACCAACATATTTGTTCATTTGTTTTATGACGAGATACGCTTTTAATTTTAACATGAACACGATTTAATATTTTATTAAATAATGCTAATTTATTTAAATCTTGTTGATGTTTTTTAGTATAAAGATCATCAATGTTAAGTTTTTCAGAAAAATCTTCAATATTCTCTAATGTAAATATATTTGCCATTAAATATTTATAAGAAAAAAACTTTATAGAAAAAACCTTATTAGAAAGATTGTATTACTTATGTTAAATGACTATAAAACATTTAGTTATATCTGGAGGAGGTCCTAGTATGATTCAAGTATTAGGTGCTATACAACATCTTGAAGAAAAAGAATTTATTGATATGTCTAATATTGAATCTATTTATGGAACTTCTGCAGGTGCTATAGTAGGTGTATTAATTTGTCTTAAATATGATTGGAATACAATTAATGATTATATAATTAAACGTCCATGGCAAGATGTGTTTCCTATAAAAGTTCAGCATATATTTGATGCTTATTCTAAAAGAGGTATTTTTGATATTACAACTATAAACAAATGTTTTAAACCATTATTAGATGCTAAAGATATTCCCATGGATATAACGTTGGAAGATTTTTATAAATTATCAAAAATACAATTACATTTATTTTCATTTGAAATAAACGACTATCATGTTCAAGATATTTCTTATTTAACACATCCAACATTATCTCTTATGACAGCTATTTTAATGACATGTGCATTACCTGTATTAATAACTCCTGTATGTATTGATGATAAATGTTATATTGACGGAGGCCTTGCTTGTAATTATCCATTAAATTATTGTATTACATCTGGAAAAGAATCAGATGAAATACTTGGGTTTAAAAATCAATACGGTAATGATAAAAATAATATAAATAATGAATCAACCTTATTAGATTTTTTATTTAGTTTTTTATTTAAAGCGGTATTCAGTATAAATACGGATCTTTCTCAACTTCCTCTAAAACATGAAATTCTATGTGATACACGATATCTTAGTTTTGATATTTTACGAAATACTCTTAGTAATATTGATATTCGTCGTGATTTATTTAAAAATGGCGTTGAGACCGCGGAACAATTTCTACAAAATATAGAAAAAAATGATTTAGAGAACCGTATTCAAAAATTGAATTAGAGTATCTTTGGCTGGTTTAGCGTCATATTCAATTACTTGACCATCCTTTAATAATTTTATAGTAGGATATCCTTCAACATTATATTGGTTCATCATTTTATCAACCTCAGCCGTTTCTTCACTACAATTTATTTCAGTAAATTGTATCTTATATCCATTTATCATTTTATTCGCATATTCTGTTTTCAACTCATTCCAAATTGGTTTTGCGGTTTTACAATGAGGACACCATTCAGCATAAAAAAATAATAATTCCGCAGTAGGATTTGTACCATCTGAATTTGAAGGAAGTTCGTGATTTGGACTATATTTAGCCTTCATTTGTGGAGCTACATAATATACATAATATACAACTGATATAACCGCAAATAATACGATAGCTCCTATTATCAATAATGTAGTAGAATTTAAACTTTTAAGCTTTGAAAATATACTGGAAGTAGATTCTCCTCCAACGGTTAAATCTTGATTAAAATTGACATATTTAGAAGCCGACATTTATATATATATTCTACAATAAATTATGATTCTGTTTTAACGAATACAATATAAAGATATTAGTATAATAAATATATTATGCTATTTCGAACATTTATTGGCACCTTGGTTGAAATCCATAAATATGATTATTTGAATGATAAATTATACTATGAGGCAATAATGAATCTAAAAATGAATAATCAAAATAAGCCCAAATAAAACTAATACTTAACTAATACTTAAATAAAAATATACTTAACTAAAACTTAACAATACTTAAATAAAATCTCCTAAATTATAAAAAACTTTTACTTGTATAAAAAAATAACAATCCTATAAATAATGTAAATACATAACTACATAATATATTTATATTTACTTGTGATATTATTTGGTCGGATTCACTTGTAGTAGACTTTAAGGCAACGATTTGTTTATTATTTAAATATATGGTATAACCAAGTAATACTAAAGTAATTAGTTTCATTACAAATGATGTCATTCTAAAATTACTTAAGGGGCTAATAATAAATAAAATAATAAGAATAATTGCAGAAATTAAACATATGCATGCTATTTTAGTTGAATTTATATCAAAGGAAAGATTATTCATATATAATTTCATACTATTAAATTTTCATATAAGATATAATTATAATTTCAACGGATCCAATAGTAACTGGTATTATAGTAGCATTTACAAAGCTTATATACAATCCAAATAAAGATAACCTATTATCATACTTTATGAATTATATCTAAATAATTTTTAGTTAGATATAATATATGACACTTACGCGTAAAAATAGAAAACAAAAACGAGTTTTTACAAAAAAAGAATTTGCTTCAGGAGATGGATTTTTAGTAAGCGTATGGGGTCCTATAGCATGGACTTTTTTACATACACTTAGCTTCAATTATCCCATAAATCCAACACCAGAAGATAAAATACATTATCGAGATTTTGTTTTAAATCTTCAAAACGTATTACCATGTAAGTACTGTAGAATAAATTTGAAAAATAATTTGAAAAAAAAACCAATAAAAATGTGTCATATGGCTAGTAGAGATACATTTTCTCGTTATGTATATGAGTTACATGAAGTTGTGAATAAAATGTTGAAGAAACCATCTACTCTATCTTATTGTGATGTGAGAGAACGATTTGAACATTTTAGATCTAGATGTACTGAAGAAAAGCCGGCTATATTTACATTTAAACGCGCTAAAACGTTGAAAAATAAAAAGGAAAAAGGTTGTACTGAACCTTTATATGGTAAGAAATCAAAATGTGTTATTAACATTGTTCCACAAGAAGATAAAGGAGCAACTTTTCAAATGGATAAAAAGTGTATTAAGAGTCGGGACTAAATTATATTATATTACATTCCAAATGAACTAAAATCGCTTAAAACTGGTTGTGGTAATAAATCTGGATCTATTGCGTTGTAATTGGGAACTGCTTTATAAGTCATTGGTTTTGCTGGTGCAGAAGAATTAGAAGAATTATTATTATTATTGTTTGAATTAGAAGAATTATTATTATTGTTTGAATTAGAAGAATTATTATTATTGTTTGAATTAGAAGAATTAGGTCTTGGAATTACTTGACACACTGGAGGATACACAGGAGGAATGATCTGCGACTTTAAAATATATAAATCTTCTTGACCCGGAGGAATTTGGCTTTCTAATATTCCCGGAGGTAACGAACTTGAACCAGTATTATTTATAGTAGGTTGTGTATTTGTATTTATAATAGGTTGTGTAGTATATGTCACTGTTCCTGAAGATGTTTTAACTTGAATTGTTTTATTTCCATCAGACCCAGTCACAATAGTAGCCGTACCACCATTAGGGCCTATAAAAGTATTCGCAGAATTTGAATTATAAGTAGAACCATTTATAACCAATAATTGGGTTCCATTAGGTCCTGATATAAGTTGAGTAGTACTTCCACTTGGTCCATAAAATGTAATGGTTGATCCAGATGCTGTATAGTGATTATAATTATCATATGGAGTTGTTGAAGTAGCTGAAGTAGCCGTAGTGCCTATAGTAAATGTATAGGTAGCTCCATTATTTGGCGAAGTGATTGTAATTGTACCATTAGAAATAGTAGCATTATAACCGGCAGCATTTGTATAATTATTTGTTGGTGATTTGGTAAGTACTATAGGATCTAAGACATTAATTAATTGTAATGTAATTAGCTGCGAACTTGAATCAATTGTTACTGTTCCATTGTGTCCAGTATATACAGTACTATTAGAAATATTATTAGTAAGTCCTTCTCTACCAAAGGTGGTTCCTAAAAATGAACATAAAAGTAATCCAAATAATAACATTAAAAAAAGAAATAATGATTTCATCTTCATTGTATATTTTATATTGTGAAAAAAGTTTAGTAAAAAAATGAATTAAAAATCTTATAATAGTAATATTATAAGATGAAAACCAATTATGAAAGTCTACAAATTATCGATGACTTACCTGATGAGATTGTTATTGATAAACCATGTAAAAAACAAAGTATTATAAAATCTATTCTAAAAAATTGTTATAATGAATCCCCTCTTATTTATGAAATAGGGGTGGATGAAGTAGGTCGCGGTCCATTATTTGGAAGAGTATATACCGCTGCCGTTATTTTACCTAAAGATGGTTCATTTGATTGCTCCATGGTAAAAGATAGTAAGAAATATCATTCAAAAAAAAAAATAGAAGAAGCCTCGAATTATATAAAAGACCACGCTTTATCATGGTATATTAGTTTTGAAGATGAAACTACTGTTGATAGCATAAATATTTTACAAGCAACTCAGTTATCTATGCATAATTCAATAAAAGGGATTATTACGCAAGAATCTATGTCGATTGGATCCTATAGTTTATTAATTGATGGAAACTATTTCAATCCATATACATATTTAAATAAAAATACTGGTAAAATTGAAGCTATACCACATACTACCATTGAAGGAGGTGATAATAAATATGCTTCAATAGCGGCAGCTTCCATATTAGCAAAAGTAGCAAGAGACGCCTATATAACCGAACTATGTATAAATAATCCGACTTTGATAGAATATTATAGCATTGACTCAAACAAGGGTTACGGAGCAAAAAAACATTTGGATGGGATAAAAGAGCACGGAATAACTAAATGGCATAGAAAAAGTTTTGGTATTTGTAAAACATATACATAAATAAAAAAAATGAATATAAAAATAATATATAAAAACATTGATACAATACCTATTATAAAATGCGCATTCTTGTATTTGATACCGAAACTACTGGACTTCCAGAATCGAAAATTATAAACCCTGATACATTACATCTATGGCCACATATAGTGCAACTAAGTTATATTATGTATGATACAGATTTGAATGATATTATAGATTCAAATGATACAATTATAAAATTAAAAAATAATATGCAAATACCTCAAGAATCAACAAATATTCATAAAATAACAAATGAAATTTCACAAAATAAAGGAGTTGATATTGAACTTGTAGCAACCGATTTCTTATATCAATTAAAAAAATGTGATATGTTAGTTGGACATAACATATCATTTGATATAAATATGATAAAAGTAGAACTATTAAGAATTATTTATTCGACCTCTAGTATAGTGACAATGGATGAATTACATATTTATAAAACTAACTTTCATTTAGTAACAAATTTTAAAAATATTTATTGCACCATGTTTGAAACGATTAAATTTTGCGATTTAAAATCAGTAAATAAAAATGGAAAACCATATGCAAAATTTCCAAAATTAAGTGAATTACATCAACGATTATTTCAATGTACTCCAAATAATTTACACAACTCCTTCAATGATATTTTAGTTACTTTGCGATGTTTTATTAAATTTAAGTTTGACATTGATTTGAATACAAATTGTATATCCTTTATTGAACTAACCAAAGAAATTAATTTGTTTCAAGAACAAGTTACTATTTAATTGGGGTTTTAAGCAGAACACATTTCACAAATTTCATCTTTTTCGTCTTTTCGTTGAGTAGGTTCAATCGTAAATTGTTGTGCTTGGTGTTTAGCTTTTCTTCTTAAATAATAGATACCCGTTTTTAATCCTTTTTTCCATGAATAAAAATGCATTGAAGTCAGTGAATTATAGTTCGGATCTTCAAGCCATAAATTAAGACTTTGACTTTGACAAATAAATGCTCCTCTATCAGCCGACATATCAATTAAATGTTTCATCGGCATTTCCCATACTATTTTATATTTATTTCGAATATTTTCTGATAAAAACCCTAATTGTTGAATGGATCCTTTATTCGCAATGATATTGTTTTTAATTTGTTCATTCCAAAGACCCAGGCTAATAAGTTCTTTCATCAAGTATTTATTAACTACTACAAAGTCACCAGCTAAGGTTCCTCTAGAATATAAATTACTTGTTAATGGTTCGAAACATTCGTTATATCCTAAAATTTGCGAGGTAGATGCGGTTGGCATAGGAGAAACTAATAACGAATTACGAATACCGTATTTAATAATAGATTGTTTTAGAATAGTCCAATCATATCGACCACTTGTAGGAGTTACATTCCACATATCAAATTGAAAAATTCCGGTTGAAATAGGAGACCCGACAAAAGTTGAATATGCGCCACAAAAATCATATGGATCTTTGTCTTCATTTGTATTTGTATTCTTTTTATACAATTTATCCAAAATAGTTTTAGAATCCCATTCATTTAATTCATCAATAATCGCATAATGTGATACAAGTGTATTTCTAATATACATTTCTCTTTGTATAGCAATTTCATTACTTTTTTCTAATGCCGCATGATATATAGTTTCAAAAATAAATTTATTTAGTTCTTTAGCTTCCTCTGAATGGAATGCGATATTAAGCATAATAAAAGTATCGGCTAATCCTTGAATTCCAATACCAATTGGTCTATGTCTTAGATTACTTCGCTTTGTTTTATCCGTTGGATAAAAATTAATATCAATTACCGAATTTAAATTATTAGTTACTACTTTAGTCACTTGATGTAGCTTATCAAAATCAAATGTGCAAGTAGTTTCATTCACAAAGGCGGGTAATGCAATTGAAGCCAAGTTACATACAGCTGTCTCTTTTTCATCTGAATATTCGGCAATTTCACAACACAAATTTGACGACTTAATGGTTCCCAGATTTTGATGATTTGATTTTCTATTTACCGCATCCTTATAAAGAATATAAGGCGTACCTGTTTCCATCTGCGCATCTAAAATTTTAAACCATAAATCGCGAGCATTCATCGTCTTTTTAAATTTTCCGGATAATTCGTAAGATTCATATAATTCTTTAAATTTGTCACCATATACGTCAGATAATCCGGTACATTCATTCGGACACATTAAAGACCATGTTCCGCCATTTTTAACCCTTTCCATAAAAAGATCGGATACCCATAACGCATAAAAAAGGTCACGCGCTTTTAACTCTTCGTCACCATGGTTTTTGCGTAAATCAAGAAAATCTTCAATATCCGCATGCCATGGCTCTAAATATATCGCAAATGATCCATTCCTTTTTCCAGATTGATTTACATATCTCGCCGTACTATTAAATACCCGAAGCATAGGAACAAGTCCATCTGTTTTTCCATTGGTACCTTGAATATATGATCCCTTTGCTCGAATGTTATGAATATGAAGACCAATTCCTCCTGAATATTTTGATATTTGAGCACAATCCTTAAGTGTGTTATAAATTCCATCAATAGAATCGTCTTCCATGGCAATTAAATAACAACTAGATAATTGAGGTCTTGGAGTTCCAGCGTTAAATAAAGTTGGAGTAGCATGTGTAAAATACTTTTGCGACATCAAATCGTAAGTTTCCTTTACTAATGACAGATTCTCCTCTGTCAATTTTTGTCCATGAAGTCCAATAGATACTCTCATCCACATATATTGAGGTCTCTCAACTATTATATTATTTACTTTAAATAGATATGACTTTTCAAGAGTTTTAAATCCAAAATAATCTATTAAATAATCGCGATTATGGTCTATCATATTATCAATTTTAATTGAATACTTATTCGTAAATTCCCATAATGTTTGAGATACAAGACTTTTTTCATATAAGGTATTTATTACATTCGAAAAACAAGGGTTTGTATTTTTTTGATGATTTGATATTATAATATGAGCAGCAAGAGTTCCATAATCGTGATGATTGGTTGAAAGCGACGCACATTGTTCTGCCGTGAATTCATCAATTTTTGAAGTTGGAATTTTATCATGTAATTGGTCGATTACCTTCATAACAAGAGATGAATAGTTAATATTAATTTTTGCTTCTTGACCTATTTTTTTTACTCTCTCTACTATTTTATCAAAAGATACTTCTTGTAATGATCCATCCCGTTTAGTTACACGCATTTCATTAAAATTATCCATTGATTATATATAATAATATAATTATAGGTTTAAGCCAATTATATTATAGATATTTTTACATAAAAATGAGAGAAAATTAACTATTTGATTATTTATTTATATAAGTATAATTATGGATCCAGCAAGTTTAATTGAAGATAAAATTAATTCAGGAGAATTACCAAATAATCTACGCGAGAACGCCTATGTTAAAAATTGGCTATTTAATGGATATACACTATGTAATGATAAATATAAATCGTATTATGAACGAGAGAATTGTATTAATAATACAGATAAACTTATAATTCCTTTACATTCACGCGCATCTACAAAGATGTTAATTTCAAGTAAAATTGATTTAGGAGTATTACCAAAGAAACTTCGACATGACGAATTGGCTATATCTTGAATATGAAAAATGTTATAATAATAGGTGTAATTCATCCTTAGTAACACAATGTAATTCCTATTTTAGACAAAAAATAATTATCCTTTGATATAATAATAATGATGAAACAAATAATATTTTTATTTTGTGTATTAGTATTAATAACAAGTTTGCCGATTTTTTTTAGTGTAAAAAAGGTTGAAGGATATTCCGCCATTAATTTAGAACAATCCAGCGATTTATTAGTAGGCGATATTTATCCAACTATTGGTAAAAATGAGATTTCATCCAATAGTTCAAGTAATTATTCTCCTTATGTAGAATTAGGATCTTACGCACAAACAACAAATAATATTAAGTATCCTAATAATCCAGATATATTAGAATCTTGTACTCCAGCGTCTATGTGTAATGCGTTGTATAAAGATATTAATGGAAAAGAAATTCAAACACAATTACCTCCAGTTTCCGAAAATGGAGGAGTTCGAGTAGGATATTTTGATGCAAAATAATTATTTATACTTTTACTTTTACTCAAGTTTAACAATCTTTTTATAGGTTAATAAGCATCCAGATGATTCTTTTTCCATAAATGGTATAAATTCTTTTTTAGGATTCTTTTTTGGCGCCCGATGTTCATATCCAGTAACCCTTTCCAATTCAATGAGTTTCCATACTTTTTCAATTTGTCCAATATTATTTTTAAACCAATCCTTCTTTCGCAATACTAATACACAACTTAATACATCTAATTTCCAATAAATATATCTTAAAAAGGTATAATTATATTTGTCCGATTGATACAAAGAAATGGAATTATCTTCCCAATCTGATATCTCGTGTTCTTCAACTATGTTAAGCGGTTTATAGTCATAAAAAGGATTTCCTTCATGAGCTTGATAATGAATAATAATTCCTTGTTCTTTACACGTTTCTCTATCCTTTTTAAAACTAAGTTCATCAGGATATTCCATAAATTTAGTTTCTAAAAAATCACATGTATCTAAATTACATACTTCCATTTGTAACTGCATTTGTGTCCAATATTCTTTTTTTGGGATTCCATTTATTTCACGACTAACTACATTTTTTATCTCTAACATACGACCATAACGGTCTGATTCTTTATTCACTACAATTCCATCTGGAGATGCTCCTAAAAACGAATACTTATCGTGTTTAATACATCCAAAATCTTCAACTATGGTGCCATAATTGCGCTCATATAACATAACAGATAATGGTTCATATTTTTGTCCCCAATGCATTGGAGTATTAACATTTACTATTTTTATATCTTTAATAGTAGAGTCGACAGTTACAATGGGTTGACATTTTTCATAAATTAGTTGATTAATGGTTGATTGAGATTCAAATGCTTTCCAAGCGTTACTCGCCGTAATTAAATTCCATCTAAATTGATACCATTCAGCGGTTCTTTGAATAGGTTGTGGAATATTTCTTAATAATTGTATTTGAGTTTCGGTTATATCAATTTCTTCAGTATTTGTATAAAAAGTAATATCACTATTATTTTCTGTTGTCTTATCTGGATGAAAAGTGGTCATAAAAATATCAAACGCATCTTGTAATAAATCATCAATTTCATCTTCAATATCTAAATCTATATCATGTAAATGGTCTTCTAATTGAAGATATACTAAATCCTGAATATCGTCAATTAAAATATCCTGAAAATTTGGCTCGGAAATAGTATGTGGATAATGTTCCAAATATTCGTCCATTAAGTGTAAGACTGTTTCGACAAAATCTATAGCAAATTCTTCAGTAAAAATAGATGGCTCATCTTCAAATAGTAGTGTATCGGTAATATCTATTAATTCTGTCTCTATTAATTCTGTCTCTATTAATTCTGTCTCTATTAATTCTGTCTCTATTAATTCTGTCTCTATTAATTCTGTCTCTATTAATTCTGTCATATCTTTTAACATACGAAATTGTTTCTAATATAATTATACAATTATTATATTAGTAAAGGGTTAAGCGATAGCGACGGATAAAAAGCGATAGCGACGGATAAAAAGCGATAGCGACGGATAAAAAGCGATAGCGATAGCGAAGTTAGTAAAGGGTTATAAATCTAATTTGGTTCTTCCGTATCTGAATCTATTTCTTTATGTCTAATGGTAATATTCACCTTTTTTTGCGATAATGATTTTAAGGTTGAAATTCGTTTATCAATATTTTTCAGAGTAAAGTGTCTAGTTGATTTAGTATACATTAAAGCTGGAATTTCTTTTACAACCCCTTCAATCTTGTCATAAATAACATCTTTAACTCTTGCCAATTTTTTCTTATCTAAACAATCTTTTAAAAACATAATTAATTTATCTTTTTCACCCGCATCTAATGATTGCTCTTGACAATATATATCAATATATTCAATTATTTTTTTTGTTTTGGTAGTTTTATTCAACTTACACCAAGGTTCATTACTATTGTTATTTTTTTCATTTTCCAAATATTTTTCTAAATTTGAAAAATCATTTGATGATTTCGTTTCATGTAAAGCAACTCCAGTTAATAACATTGTTTTATATTTAATATTTTTTAGTTCTTGACATTCTTCTAATACAATCTTATCCATTATTTTAGGTTCATCATTTTTAGTAAGTTCATCATTTTGAATAGGTTCTTCCATTGTATATACATTAATATAGAGAGATAAGTTTAACTCAATTTTATTAAATATATAATTACATCCTAATTTTTTATATAGGTATTTTATATATTTAATGAATGACAAGTGTATCCAACTAAATTCTGAAAAAGTAATTAAAAAAAGAATACCATCTATTAAATGGGCATTTACAGAAGAACAATATGAACATTCAACTCAACTAATAATGATACAAAATATTTCAACTAATAATATTGATTCTATTTCTAAAACAGCGGTTACTGAAATACATAGAAAAATGTCAAGTTATAAACAACAAGATAAACTTAAAAAATTATTTGATGAATCCAAGTTTTTAACATTTGACGCAATTATACATAAAATGTTGGAATGTAATTTAAAATGTAGATATTGTGAAAAAGAAATGTTTGTATTATATGATGTTTCGAGAGAAGGTAATCAATGGTCTGTTGATAGAATCGATAATTATACTGGACATAATATAGACAATTTTCATTTAGCTTGTTTAACATGTAATTTAAAAAGACGACGACGAACGGATGAAAAATTTTTATTTACAAAACAATTGAAAATTATAAAACTAAATAATTAATCAAAATATCTTATCCTTTATCTTATTCTTCGTCTTCTTTTCTCTCTTCAAAATATTTCATTATATCTTCTTTAAACTCTTCACTAAAATCTTTTGTAGGAATAATTAAGCCACGATCATCATAAGTTAAATGTTTACTCGGCGAATATGAATGTTTTATTAATATTTTCCATCTATCAGTATATCCTCTATTTTTTTTAGATCCATGATAATAATGCCTAATTACTCCTGGAGTATATCCAAGTCGCAATGTTTTTATTATTTTTTGGTAATCAATCATACTATTATTATAATCAATATTGTAATTATTATTACACATATAATCACATTTATTTATTAAGGCCAATGCTACCGTATTATCTCCTGAGCCTAATACACCCTTGTCATATATTCCTCCAATTTTTTCATAGGCTTTTCTTGTAATTGCCCATGCATATCCAGGATGCCAATAATCTCCTCCTACTGTAGTATATTTTTTATTTTTATTAAAACAATATCCAAAACTATTAGCAATCGTTATATTCGTACCATCTTTATTCATATCTACACAATGACTGAATACTTGAACTATATCTTTACACCCATTTAAAATTTTTAATGTATCTAATGCCCACGTATTACTTTCAAATGCCAAGTCAGCGTCTATCCAAGCAAATGCTTTCCAATCAACTGGTAATAAATATTTAACACCTAAATTAATCATATTTTCTTTATGCCATAAGGGAACATCTGTTCTAATTTGTAGATGATTTTTATTATTTTTATTAGTAACCATATATACTTGATCTTTATACACTAATTCAACAATAAATAGCTCAACATTGATTTCTTCTTCTTCGAACCGTCGAACAAATTCATTTAATAATCTATATCTAGTTGCATATAAACAAGGATTTGAAATTACTACAATTACATTTAATTTTGGTTCAATTGGATCATTATTCGCAATAGCCATTTTAATATCATTTACTTTATAGTCTATATTACTAATTTCAATTCCATTAATAACAGTCATTTACTACTATACATGAAATTTCTTTATATTAAGTTTATTACAATTATAAAAATCATATAAAACATTTAATTGTCAAAATTAAATCCTTTATTACTATTATTATGGAATGGAAGTGGACAAAAGGCGAACCCTATGAACGGTCTAAACGATTAACTCATGTTCAATATAGTAAGAATATTGAAGAAGCAGCATATTCAACATCATTGAATCATGATGAAAATACATGGGATATATTAAATCAATCTTCTTCTGGATCAGGATTTAAAGTATCTAATAAGAGAGAAGAATTAGATACCAAAATAGCCGGAAGACAACTGGTTCAACAAATTGGCTTTAATCCGTTTTTAGGAGAAAGTAATTATTTAGAGGATATTAATGTAAGGGATCAATATTTAAAACCTGTTAATACCACTCAAGGATCTAAAGAAACTTAAAAGAATTAAAGTATTTTAGAACACATTGTGTATAATAATCTATTAACAAAATAGGCTACAAACGCATTAAACCCTAATAGTAATCCACTGGTAGCAAACCGCATATTAAGTTTTCGATAATTTTGAGAAAGCCAAAATAGTTCGCTAAATATTGCAAAGATAAACACAAAAAAGAAAAAGCCTGTAAATATTCGAAAAATAATACATGCGTTTTTATCTAAAGGTCCGAAAAACATGTTTTCAAAAGAAGTTGCCATTATAATATAGTTTTAGTTTATTTTTTATTTATATTTTATTATTTATTTATAGTTTATTATTTATTAATAGAAGTTTATTATAATATCTTACATAAACTACTTAAATAAGTTTTTAACCTTTTATATAAATGAACACAACAATATCATCTTATACAACACAAAATGATTTATTAATGAATAATTTAATGGTATTTTATAAGAATGAAACCTATTTAACCCGAATGTTAAAAATTATTACGGGCGAATCCAAAATTTCGCTCCGTATTGTCGACTGGTTTGTTACAAATTATGCTAAAAAGAACTATACCTTATATCCAATTACTGACGGAATGGGTCGAAGTATTCGATTCAAAGTTTATATCGATTATAAGCTAAAATTAAAAGCATACGGGAAGAATCGTTTCGATCCTTTTTGTAGGTGGGATCGCATAAGTATTCCATATAAAAATAGTACATGTATTGAAACTACTATCGGCCAACTCAATTTTTTCAAATGGGCGATTGAGAATCATGTCATAGAATATATTGATGAAAATTATGAGACCATAGAGAAGGACATGAATAATCGAAATAGTACGTCTAAAAGAAAAGAGTTGGTTATTGACAATTCCAAGACGCGAAAAAAGAGAGAAGAATTATCTGTTTCCGCTACAAAAAGCATCAAGAAAGAAGAGGTGGAAATTATTGTTACGTTTCATTAGTTCGCTATACGAATGCGAACAACGATACTCTACATCAAGTATTCAAATTAATACCTTAATATCTTAATACCTTAATACATAACATTAAATATTATTATGTATTTATAATTAGCAGCATAACGTTTGTTTTTGTTTTAAAAACAAAACATATAGTATAAACCATATAAAGACATGTTTCAATACAATAGCCAATGCGGCAAGAGACTGTAATATCTCCGCTCCTGCATTAAGACAACGAATTTTAACACACGTCCATGTAAATGATTTTCATTGGAAATTCGACAAAACATCAACTCACTATACATAATTGTTTTTATATGTTATAATCGTTTTGTATAACATATAAAAAATAAAATGTAATCCTCGTAAATAAAATTGAAATAAGTATATTCATAATTAGTAACTATACTTATTTAAATTATGGAAGACATGAATCTTGTTCAAAAACTTAAAGAAGAAAAAGAAAAAAAAGAAGAAAAAGAAGAAAATTTGAAAAGAGAAACATTTATAACCTTATACAAAGCTAAACAAGAATTGAAAAATAAAATTACTGATTTAATAAATACACATAACCATGAACTACGTATATTAGAAAATCAGCTTAATACACTTGAACCACTGCTACAACAAACATGTTGTCATTATGAGCATGGATACAGTAAATGGGATAGTGATGAAAACTATTATTGTCCTGCTTGTGGAACAGAAATTTATAAATCGATGACTTTACAAAAATGGGATTCAGTAATACGCTAATCCACAGACAAATAATATTACAAACAAGTTAAAACGAGTTAAAATTATACTAATAAATATAGTATTAGTATAATATGGGTAATGCTCAATCCATTTCAAAAATAAACTATGAAGATGTCCAATATGTAATTAAAAATACAGATGGATATTTATTAATTAATACGCTGAATGAAACCGAACAATCATGCTTACTTCCAAACACAGTTAATATACACAAAGAAGCCGACTTGATTAATAAATTAATTAAAACTGGAAATAAACAAATAAAAATAATTATTTATGGTAAGAATTGTAATGATTCAAATACTTTTACAAAATATAGTCAATTAAATTCTCTTGGGTTCTATCATATTTATATTTATATGGGAGGATTATTTGAATGGCTTATGTTACAAGACATTTATGGAATAATAGATTTTCCAACTACAAAGAGAGAACTTGATATTTTGAAATATAAATCAAACAAACTTTTAGATATTCATTTATTAGAGAATTGACAGTATTTTTTAGTAGTAATCTTCGCTATATATCCATAGTTGAATTTACATCTTTTTACATTTCCTTGTTAGTGCCTTCGACAAACGACGATTTAATATAAAATTGAATTAAATAATTTAGAACTAATGTATAATATATAATCTAAAATGAATCAAGTATATTGTGTTGAAATAAAAAAGCGTAAGATGCGTATGTGTGTTGAACCCGATTGTAAATCGGGTGCCCAAGGCAAAACAGATAAATGTATAGCACATGGTGGAGGAGCAAGATGTGTTGAACCAGATTGTAAATCAAGTGCCCGAGGCAAAATAGATAAATGTAAAAGACACGGTGGAGGAGCAAGATGTGTTGAACCAGATTGTAAAGCAAGTGCCGCAGGCAAAACAGATAAATGTAAAAGACACGGTGGAGGAGCAAGATGTGTTGAACCAGATTGTAAATCAAGTGCCATAGGCAAAACAGATAAATGTGTAGCACATGGTGGAGGAGCAAGATGTGTTGAACCAGATTGTAAAGCAAGTGCCGCAGGCAAAACAGATAAATGTAAAAGACACGGTGGAGGAGCAAGATGTGTTGAACCAGATTGTAAATCAAGTGCCCGAGGCAAAACAGATAAATGTATAGCACACGGTGGAGGAGCAAGATGTGTTGAACCAAATTGTAAAGCAAGTGCCGCAGGCAAAACAGATAAATGTGTAGCACATGGTGGAGGAGCAAGATGTGTTGAACCCGATTGTAAAGCAAGTGTCCAAGGCAAAACAGATAAATGTATAGCACACGGTGGAGGAGCAAGATGTGTTGAACCAGATTGTAAATCAAGTGCCGCAGGCAAAACAGATAAATGTAAAAGACACGGTGGAGGAGCCAGATGTGTTGAACCAGATTGTAAAGCAAGTGCCCGAGGCAAAACAGATAAATGTATAGCACACGGTGGAGGAGCAAGATGTGTTGAACCAAATTGTAAATCAAGTGCCGCAGGCAAAACAGATAAATGTAAAAGACACGGTGGAGGAGCCAGATGTGTTGAACCAGATTGTAAAGCAAGTGCCAGAAGCAAAACAGATAAATGTAAAAGACACGGTGGAGGAGCAAGATGTCCAAACTGTATTGACTGGATTGATAGCCGAGGCGGTTCATCCGCGTATGACGGATATTGTGCAACTTGTTTCAAACAAATTTTTCCAAATGATGAACGAAGTAAAGTGGTCTATAGACATACTAAAGAAATAATGGTAAGAAATATCATCAACCAAAACTTTGATGGGTTTATACACGATACGCCACTTTATACTGGTAATTGCAATTGCACACATCGTCGTCGTATAGACCATCGTAAATTAATAGGTAATACAATTTTAGCAATTGAAACAGATGAGTTTGGTCATCGCGGATATGATAAAAAAGATGAAGAAATTCGCTACGATGATGTATACATGATTCATAGTGGAAAATGGATATTTATTCGGTTTAATCCAGACACTAATGTGAGTAAAATAGATATTCAAGATAAATTATATAAACTGGTAGAAACTATAAATGAATATATTTACAGAATTGAACAAGAAGAAAACATAGAATTGGTAGAAATAATAAAATTATATTGTTAATAATCGGTGTTTGTCGAAGGCACACACGAGGAAATGTAAAAAGGTGTAAAAAATAACATCTAACTTAATCTAAAGATATTAAAATAATACATAATTCAGACAAATATATATATTACACCGACCGAAAAGAAAAATGAGACAACTATAAAAGCAATCATTTGTAAATACTTATCGATAAATATATAAATAGTTTCTTTGTATCTTATATAAGGAATGTTTATAGTACCCTTTTTATGTTTTCTCTCAATCTTTTCTTTTCAAAAAGTCTTTGGAGAGACAGAATGTCCTTTAACAACTGTCATAGAAGATAGACGCATAGATAAGACTAAACTAAGACTTGTTCAGTTTAATGTAGAATGGTTATTTATCGATTATTATGCCGCCATGGATTGCCCGGGCAACGGATGTACTTGGAAGAACCAATCTGAAGCCCAAATTCATCTCAATACTGTCGCCAAAATCATCGACGAATTAAATCCAGATATTATTAATTTTTGTGAGATTGAAGGATGTGATGAATTAAATATGTTAAAAGATGTCTTATCAAATGGTTCTTCGTATAATTCTTATTTAAAAAAAGGAACGGATACAGCTACTGGACAAAATGTTGGACTTTTAACACGTGTTGATCCACTCATAAGTTTATATAGAACAGAATCGAAATACGCATATCCTATAATAAACTCTACTTGTGGATATACAGGTTCTCCCAGTTCATCTGGTGTTAGTAAACACTATATAACAGAATTCATATTAGATAATATGAATATTGCTCTTATATCAGCTCATTTAATTGCGATTCCAACAGATCCAGCCAGATGCGCACAGAGAGAAGCACAAGCCTATGTACTACAAGAAGTTATTTCAGATTATATTAAAAAGGATTATGAAATAATACTACTTGGAGATTTCAATGACTATGATGCTGAAATAGTAGATGCGAATAATGATAAACCAACATCACAAGTATTAAGTATCTTAAAGGGACATAATGATAATAAATATAATTTATACAGCATTGCTGAAACAATTGTTAAACAAGAAAGATATAGTGATTGGTGGGATTCCGATAATAATTGCGATACTTCTTCGCAAACAGATTATTCAATGATAGACCATATTTTAGTAACAGATGCGATAAGAAAAAATATTATAAACACTTTTATTTATCACGCATATAACGGATCATGTACAACCTATAATTCGGATCATTATCCAGTGGTAATTGATTTAGTGTTTACCAATTGAACATGTTATATTTATTATGGATTGAAGAGCATCATTATGTAATTGGATTGATTTCATTTTAGAATATTCGGTTACAAATAAATCATCATCAATCATTGTTAATACCCGATTTTCAAATACTTTTATAGCAAAAGTTACTGCTTTATTATAATCATGTGTAGGATTATTATGAAACATATTATATATAACACATCTATTAAAATCATAAGAGGCCAATAAGTCTGCTTCTCTAACAATATGATAGGCTAATTGATAGTCGTGTAATATTGGATAACCATTCAGTTTTACGTTTGAATATGAGGTATTTTGTATAATTTTACCAATATTTAAAACTTCATCATAGTTCATAATAGGGGTTAAATAATGTTGATATTGTATTATACCGTCAGTTTCATTCATACATATATTATGACCAATTGCAGAGGCATAAATAACATTGGCATATTTTTTTATATTAGTCTTTTTATCTACTTCATTATTATATATTTGTTTAGAAAAGGTAAATATATCCATAACAGGTTTTAGTCCAATAGCTTCATCTGGTATATTATAATGTTTATATTTCATAAAAACATATTTAAAACTATGATTTATAATATTTATGCTTGGTTTGATTATAGTACACATGATTGGGTTATGATAATTCATATATTGTCAATTATATTTCAATTTTTTTATATTTTTATATTTTTATATTTTTATATATAGTCGCATATTTCTGCGTCATATGTATTAATACTATTATTACTACTATCTTTCAATACAATTTTAAATGGTTTTCCGCATCCATATATTAAATTTAAATCAATATATTTATCACACATATTTTTTGGTAAATGAGGATTAATTTGAGTTCCAGATGACCTTAAAGAACCATGTCTAAAAATAGCACAATTTACTTGTTCAATAATGACGTATTCTTTACAATGAGGACATTGAATGATAATTGGATCTGTCATATACATAAGTGTTTACTTCCTTCTAATACTTTACTTTCTTCTAATACTTTTTTTCCTTCTAATACTTTTCTTCCTTCTAATACTTTTCTTCCTTCTAATACTTTTCTTCCTACCCCCTTTTTTTGTATTTTTTATCATAGGATATTTATATTTTAATGGTTTTCCTATTGCTTCTTTTTTTTTATTACTGGGTAATCGTAATCCTTCTAATATAGATTCATATAAAAGAGATATTTTGGCAATATCTAAATAAGGGGAATATAGTTCTATAAATTTATCTCTCAAATTATTTCTAACAAGATTTCTAACAAAAGATGCAGATATAGCTCCAATCGGAACATCTACCATATTTAAAGAAGCGATTTCTTCTGAATTAGATGATATTTTTTTAAATTCACCCATATTTGGTCTTTCAAGAATGAGTCCATCTACTGAAGTAACTGTATCCCATTTAAAAAAATAATCAGTTATACTATCTAATAAATTAGCTCTATCATCGCCAATAACCATAAACAAATGTACATTAGGTTTTCCTTCAGCAATTAAAAAAAGAGGAGTAAAAGGAGTTGCTCTTGGTTCATTCGGAACACAAATACATTCAACCATTATATCATTAATTTTTTGTTTCAATAAAGGGTCACTTGTATTTAATATCATTCTCTCTTTAAGAGTTTTAATCATTGTTTTTGATACATCTTCATTTGTACCTAATACCTTTATTTTATCTAAACATTGAATTGGATTTTCATTATTATCATTTGTTTTAGAGAGAATAACATATACCTTATTTACATCCTTTGATATACCTTGTTCAATTAATCGTTGAATAAGATATAAATGACCTGGAGTTGGTGGATTCATTCGAGCTAAAGTAAATACAATTGTATTTATGCTCATATATATTATGGAAGTAGTTTAATTATTAGTAGTTTACATTATTATGAATAAAAGCATCAATTTCAGTAATCCATTCATCTAAAATATTTTTATTTTCATAAATATCATTATCGCCATTTAATAACAATTGTTCATTACATACACATTCGGGTAAAGAGATATTAAGCATATTATTATGATAAACATCACATTGAATCAAATAGTCTAACGGAATATTACTTTCTCCTTCTCTCGATCGGGTTTCAATTCTTGTATAACATTTTTCAGGAGATGTTTTAACATATATTACTTTATGAACTGGGAATTCTTCTGAAAAGGTATCAAACCAATTCAAATAAATTTGATAATTAATATGTTCCATCTTTTTACTATCATACAACATTTTAGCAAATACCATTTTATCTGTATACAAGCTTCGTTCAGTAATAATAACTGTATTATTCAACGGATTTACGGTTTTCAATAAATCACGTAAAATTTTTAATCTAGATATATAAGCCATCATTTGAAATGGAAATGAATAGGTAGTTTGATCAGCATAAAATTTTTCAAGAATAGTAACACCATGTTCATCTGTAATTTTAGCCCATTCATCAACCGGTTCTTTCAAAAACAATACATTTGTATTAGATGCATAATAGGTGTACAAATTTGCTAGAAGCGTAGATTTTCCAGAACCAATATTTCCTTCAATGGATACAATTTGAATCATGATTTGTTATAGTATATACATCTATTTATTTATACCAATTTTATTTCAATTTAAAAAAAAATGATTATAATAATGCTTAAAGATATAAGAACATATATATATACAATGGATTTAAAACAACGAAAATTAAACAAGTCAGAGTGGACCTCTATTGAAATTGCGGTATCAAAACCCGAAATAGAAATTCTGAATATGATTATTCAAGGATATCATAATGTGAATATAAAAATTAATAATAATAATTCAATCTTTACTTTCTTAAAAATTGAATATACTGAAAAAATGGAAGATTATTTATATAATAAATATTTACGCGAACGAAGTGATAAGATTGAACATGGATTACACCTAATAAATCCCCAATATAAAAAAATGAAAATAGATGGTGATACAAAAATTAATTCAGCAGATAAAGTTCGATTAGAACGTTTTGATGAAAATTCGTTAAAACAAAATGATATTTATGAATATATATTATTAACTCATACAGAACAAATTTTATTCAATAAAAAGAATTCAAATAATAAATTATTTCATTTTCACTATTTCACTTTGAATAAATTAATTCGTAATAATATAATTAAACTAAATCGTAATATTATTGAGTTGGTAAATCGAGTATTAACTATATTTGAACCCGATATTATGTTTTCAACTATTATTGAAAATGGAGTTGAATTTATTGAAAAAAATAATAATCTTTTAAAATATGGTGATTTAACCTTGTATGAACATCAAAAAGATATTTTCACCGTATGCAAACGTCCTACGGCTAAATTAGTATTATACATGGCTCCAACAGGAACTGGTAAAACGTTAACCCCTATTGCTCTATCTGAACAAAATAAAATTATATTTGTATGTGCAGCAAGACATGTTGGATTAGCGTTAGCCAGGGCAGCAATTTCGGTAAATAAAAAAATAGCCTTTGCGTTTGGATGTGCGAGTGCGGATGATATACGCTTACACTATTTTACGGCAAAAGAATATACTAAAAATAAAAGAACTGGTGGTATTGGAAAAGTAGATAATAGTGTTGGTGAAAATGTAGAGATTATCATTTGTGATATAAAGTCTTATTTACCGGCAATGTATTATATGTTAGCATTCTTCAATGCGTCTGATATTATTACTTATTGGGATGAGCCAACTATAACAATGGATTATGCAGAACATGAATTTCATCAAACCATCAAGAAAAATTGGACGGAAAATATAATTCCAAATGTAGTATTATCATCAGCAACCTTGCCAAAAATGAAAGATTTGACTGAAACCATTCCAGATTTCTTGAATAAATTTTTGGGAGCCGAGATTTGTAATATTGTTAGCCATGATTGTAAAAAATCTATTCCAATCATAAATAAAAATGGGTATGTAGTGGTTCCGCATTATTTAAGTGAAGACTACCCAACTATTTTAGAAATTGCCAACCATTGTAGCGATTATTTAACTATTTTACGATATATTGATTTAAAAGAAGTGGTTGATTTTATTACATATATAAATACAAATGAATTTGGTAATTCTAGAACCAATTTAGAGAGACATTTTGAATTGATTAATGATATTAATATGAAAAATATTAAAACCTATTATATTCATCTTTTACAAAATATTAAACCAGGAACATGGCCTCATATATATGAACATTTTAGAACGAATAGAGTGCCAAAAATAGTAGAAAATCAAAATATTGATGCAAAAGGAGTTAAAATTACAAAAATGAAAAGCTTTGGTTCAACCGTAGGTACCTTTGGTTCAACCGTAGGTACCAGTAGTTCAAGTTCATTAGGTGGCTTGTCGATAACTAGACTTGCCAGCGAACAAATATATAGACCAGTAGTAATACCTATTTCGGAAATAAAAGGTACTTCGGGAGCTTATATAACTACCAAGGATGCTTATACATTAACAGATGGTCCAACTATCTTTATTACAGATGATATTGAAAAAATGTCGCGATTTTGTGTTCAACAAGCAAATATTCCGAGTATAGTAATGGATGATATTATGAAAAAAATTGAATTTAATAATATAATTAATCAACGATTATTTGAGTTGGAATCTAATGTAGATATTATTAAAGAAGATCTTGCTAAAAAAGTAAAAAATGATGTAGTTGGGTTTAATGGTGGAAATAAAAAGGTTACAGGTAGAAATAAATCTAGCAAAGATCCAAGAAAACTAAGCAAGGATGTGCCAGAAGAATTTGAAAATAAAGCCGCCGTTTCTAAATTAACTCAGGAAATAAATGCGCTTAGAATAATGATTAAATCCGCAACCCTAAATGATGCGTTTGTTCCAAATAAAAAATTACATTTAGATAAATGGGCTGAAAATATTGATTCCATCGGTGCATTTACAAGTAATGTTGAAGAACAAACTGTATCTGATATTATGGCCTTGAATGGTGTAGATAATCTATGGAAAGTATTGCTTATGATGGGAATTGGGGTTTTTGTAAATCATGATAATATTACATATACTGAGATAATGAAAAAGCTTGCAGACGACCAAAAGTTATATTTAATAATTGCTAACTGTGATTATATTTGGGGAACAAATTATCAATTTTGTCATGGTTACTTAAGTAAGGATTTGAAATTAACTCAGGAAAAGGTTATTCAAGCCATGGGACGAATTGGTCGAGGAAATATTCAACAAAATTATACAATTCGATTCAGAGATGATGACTTGATTGAAAAACTATTTACAAATGAAACCGAAAAGCCTGAAATCATGAATATGAATCAGTTATTTAATTCTAGATAAAGGATGGAGCGCGACCTGATGAGTGATAAAATTAAATATTTTTTATAGACAATTCGGTTATAAAAAAAAGTATTTATAAACATAAAATTTAATACATATATATATCTTTCCATTTTACCGAATATAAAAGGCGGGTATTTGTTTATAGGTACGTCCATATACTTGCCGTACTGTTCTATTAGATGGTTCTAATTGTGGCGCTACTTCCGCATCATGTCCATATATATTATTGTATTGACCTGCTTCAACTATTTCTATATTAACTTCCGGTTCAATATTAAAATCATTTCTAATTCTAATTACAATATCTTCTAAAAATTCAGTAATAGTTACATTTGCATTTATAGTGTAATATTTAGTTGTATTTGTATAGGCGATTTTGAAATAAAATACATAAGTTGGAACCATTCTTATTATTATAATATATGTAGTTAAGTATTTATATTTATATATCTCAATTTTTTTATTACACCTTTTAACATTTCCTCGTTAGTGCCTTCGGTAAATGCCGATTTTTATATAGCGCAAATTATATAAAAATTATTTGTAATTCTTTTGGTACTCTTGAGAAAAGGTGGTATTTATCTTTATAAAGATTTGTTTAAGTATATTTTAATTATATACAGGTTAGTCTTTCTCCAATACTTTTGTAATAACAGTCCTTATAAGGAATATTTTTATCCAATGCTTTTGCCAAGGTTTTGTCGCTCATATTTAACGATTTTAAACAATCATATTTACAAGTGAATTCTTTTACTAACACATGTTGCGCGTCAAATTGTCCTACACCATTTTTATATAACAATACCGATTCCACGCCCAATTTGGATTCAAATATATCACGCATTTCTTCCTCACATTCATCATATAATTTATAATAAAACCCTTTTGCTAAAGTATGGTTTTTAACTGGGTTATCCAAGGCTGAACTTGATTCGTAACCGTTTGATAATGCTGCCGTCTTTCGGTCAATATAGACATTCATTATTTCAGTTTGGTCGTTGTTTAGTTTCGCAATATATCCTAACAATTGAGATTTAGTTTGCTTCGTTGGAGAGATATCATGAATAATATTTGCATCTAGATTTCTCTCTACTAATAACCAACGATACTTGCAATAGATTGTATTTTCTTGAACCGCCTTGTTAATTGATGGGCGTTTAATGTCCTTATTCTCATTCATTACTTCACTAACAGATTCATAGACTTTAATAAGCGTCATTGTGTCGGGATTTATTTTTTGAACTCTCGGTCCTAGTGTCGCCAAGGGTTGATTAAATCCGGTTGTAAGTTTTGGCGGATTTAATTTATTAATTAATTCCTTATTTGATGCTTCTAGTGCGTCCATTTTAGTTAATAAAATATTATTGGTTTTAATCAATTCTTGTATTAGAGGATTATCGTTATTCGTATTTTTCATTTCTACTAATATTTTTAATCGTTCAATTTCTAATTCTAACTTATATGTATCATTACTATTAAAATGTTTAATGTTATTCGTTACAATGTTTAATATTGTTTGATAAGAAAGATTTTTACCGATTAAAAATAATTCCATATTATTCTCATGACCAATTAAATCTTTTACTTTATTAGGTCTAATTAAGTCGTGGTCTTTAATAAATGTTTCAAAGTCTTTACTTCTATTAACAGTAAAACAATCTAATAACAAACACTCTTCATGGTTTCTTTTATGTTCTTTATACCTGTCTGTAATTCCGCGACGACTCTCTCCAACTTTAATAATATATTGCCCATTGTCATAAGACTTTACTTTAATAATGTAAAAAATACAACCAATCGTAGCATATTCTTTTAACAATACTTTTTCTCTCTCTAAAATTCGGTGTATTTCTAATTTGGAATCATATTCTTGCTTTACAGTGTCTTCTAATTGGTTCATTTCTGTATTCTTTTGTTCAAGTTGAAGTTTAAGTTCATTACTTTCTTCTATAATAATTTCTTGTAGAATTTCTTCTAATTTAATAAAATATTCGTGTATTTCATCAGCTTTGGAAGTTCCGGCTTTAATACAAAATAATTTAAATGTCTTAATTGTTAACATAAAAGTTTCTTTGTTATGACCTCCTTTTACATTACCCGATTGCTTTTGTTGCACCAAAAGCAATTTTTGGTAATCTTGGTTAAGTTTAAATTGTTTTTCTAATAATATTTTAGCATTTACTTTTTGACTAAACCCTAACCACTGCCAAATATTGTCTAAATTAATAACAAAATCATCTTTTGAATTAAAATTTAAATAACAATAAAAACTTGACAAAAATAATTGCTGTTCGTAATTTGTAAAATGTGTTTTAACTTTTTCAATTAATTTTGACTGGTAATTACCATTTAATTTAGTAATTGGATTGTTTTCAATAAGATTTACTATGTCTATGCTCATATTATAGATTATTGCTATATATGTCTTTATATTGTTTATTGCTTTAATAAACAATAAACAATATATTTACCTGCAGGTAAAGCAAAAAATAAGTATTTATGTGGCGAGATGTTTTTATATTGTTATAACATGGTCTTTATATTTTTCCTTAATTTTGTCATTCAATATTTCTAACTGGGAATGTAAATCGTATTCTTCTGGTAGAACCATTTTAATACACATCCTGCCGTCATTTGTTTTTTGGTCATAAACTAAATGCGGTTTCTCTCTAATTGTAACCAATGAAATATATTTTGGTAATCCTATCTTTTGTTTTTCAGGGTAAATATCGCATTCTAAATCAACTACTACTTTGTTAACTTGTAGTAGCTTTTCTTGAATAGAGACCTTATTTGATTTAGTTCCAATCCATATTTTATCTAGTTTTGGATGTTTTTCAATTTTGAAGTATTCCCTTTGGCATGTATGGTCTTTATCAAGCCATTCTTGATAATAAACAACATATTTCTTCATCATATTATGAGTTATCCCTTCGGGTAAATCCTTTGCGTTATATTTTCTCTCTCTTTTAGTGTCTGGTTTAATTCCTTTTGAATTTTGTTCTTGTTCTTCACGTGTAGCAACTCGTAAATTTTCCCAACTATTATTCAGCGGATTTTGGTCAATATGATCAACTGATATATTTTTAGTTCCTTTTCCATTCCCATAACAACCCGTAATAATTTGATGGATATAATAATTATTACTACCCATAATATACCCATTTTGTAATTTAAACCACGTAATTTTTTTACCATTATTTTCGAAATTTATTATTTTTTGATAGCTCTCTGGACACAGCTTACATATGGTATCTTTTTCACAATACATTAATAAATAATCCTTTTTATTCTCTTCTATTCTCCAAATAGGATTTTTCATTATATTTGCGTCTTGACCAACTGTTAAATAATGACCCTTTATGTATTCAATAACATTATATGAGTCTACTATTTTTTTATGTGCTTCATGATATATTTCTACATTACAAATTCTTAAATCAAAATGGTTTCCATTTTTAAAATCATAACATACAGATTCTTGACTATAATTAAATATAAAATCTACATAATTAAACCTTTTATAGTTTGACGAATACGATGGATATATATCATCTTTATTTATAAAGACAAAATTTTTATTGAAATTTATTATTTTATCCCTGTCTTTTAAATCAACCAAATATGTATTATTATTATAATTAATAACACCGCACATTAACTCATCATTTATGGTATAAGAAGGCTTCATACTATCGTAATTATAAATATCATTTTGACTTAATTTTGGTTCAATTTTATTATCCATGTTATAATTATTATAATATAGATTTGTTTAAGTTGTTTTTTATGTATATGTATATAAGTATATTTGGAAATAATATATAACCCGCTCAATTCGAGTAAGCTAACCCTCCCATACCACTCATAATTCTTAACACGTTATAATTACTGGCATATACGCGTACTTTGGCAGTTTTAGTGCCCTCTACGGTAGCATTACTGAGCACAAGCTGTAGTGTTGCGTTATCAATTCTGGAGAAGTTACATGTCCCGGAGGGTTGGTGTTCTTCCGGTCTTAAAGCAAACGAATACACGTTAATACCTTCATCGGGGCAACGGGTGTGGCATTGATAAGGTTGAACCCAAGAAAAGTAAGATCCTTCACGTTCAGAGAAACGATCTTGGCCGTTAAGCTGGAGCTTGGCGGTAACCACGGGGTTCTGACCCCAACAATGTAGATCCACAGAGGTCTCGGTCATCACAAAAGTACCAGCATCAGAGACGCCTGAATTTTGGAGATGATTTTGAGCAGTAATATGCTCTCCAAGAGCATTAGTATATGCTGGGGTTTTTCCACCAAAATTTTGTTCATTGTAAGAATTACTGGGACCATGCCAGTAACCAGTAAATCCTGCAGCAGGATCATAGTCCAAAGCACCAGCATCATCAAATAAACCACGAGCATCAATAAATTCACCCTCACCACCAACGGCAGTTGGCCCTCCAAATGCATGGACAGCATTAGGAAGAGCATCAATGGCATCGGTATAATTGAAAGGCTGAGCACCAAGAACCTTGAACAAGAGAGCATCGCAAGTCAAAGACGAGCAATAATCCACGTTCTGGTCTGACTGGACAACCCAGATAAGCTCCTTCACAGGGTGATTGAAGTTAAGTTTGATTTTGTTACTGGATGATCCAACTGATTCATCACCAGTGAATTGTAGTTGAGTAATAAGATACTCGTGAGGATTCTGAGCCATTCTACGTCTCTCATCAGTATCCAAAAACACATAATCCACATAGAGGGAAGCAGCCACTAAAGACTGGTTGTAGGCAATGGTAGCAGGAACAGGACGACCAACTGTAGCACTGCTATTTGAAGTATTACTGCAGTTTAATGTTGTAACTGCCCACAAACATTCGTCAATGGGACGAATATCTAAATTAATTTTTACTTCGTGATACTGTACGTCACGATTTACCCCACCTTTCGGTGTATTTATTTGTAACATAGGGAGTAGACTATATCTTATGCCTTATCAAGTTGATTAGACTATCATTTAAGACCCAAAACCATTTAGTCGTTGAACCTTTTTCTTGCCCTATCATAACGGGTTTAGAAACTTGGCTGCGGATTATCCGTTTCAAATGTTTTATTAAACATTATCATATGTGGGCTTTTTACCATACCTGAGTTGATTTTTCTCAGCCACTTTAAACTTTCATTTAAAGCTTGGTACCCTAAAAAATTTGTATATTTTGAATTAAAACGAACTACATTGACAATATTGTTATAATAATAATGTAATTCAAGTTTATCTGATTTGGATTTGTTAATATTTGATTCAAGTGGTTGTAGATTAGTCCAATGAAAACAAATTCTTTGTTCATTTTCAATACTAAAATTAAAGCCATTAATAGGAAGTATATGATCAATTTGCCAATAAAGCCCTAAGTTATCCCAATTCATATTTTCATTAAAGCGAAACTCAATCCATTTTTTTAAAGTATCAATATCACATCCAATTATATCTTGGTATGATGTTTGACGACCTTTAATCATTTTATGGACTTTACTTCGTAGTATTTCACTTATTTTAAAATTTAAATTGGTTTTTCTTAGCATTTTAATTTTTTCTTTTCTTATTGGTAAATAATCTTTACATTTTTGTTTATTATGTTCTTTAATTTCTGGACGGGTTCTATATTCTTTTCGTTGATTATTTATGAGTATATAATTGTTTTTACGATATTCTTTATTTTTTATTTGTAACTCATCTTTGTTATCATTGTAATATTTACGAGAATTATTATTTATGTGTTCTTTGTTACATTCTCTATAAATTTTTCTACAATTTTTACAATCATATCTATAACCGTCTTTACTTGATTTTAACTTTCCAAAATTAGATATATCACATTCTAATTTACACTTGCAGCATATTTTAGTAGTCTCCATACTACCATTTATTGCGCTGTATTTAGATTGTTTTTAATTCTAATATATTGTTTTTTTATTTTAACATCTTTGGGAACTTCCCGCAATTTGATCTTGTTGCAGCTTAATAAGCTACTAGCATCTGAGGATTATTATGGACCTCTAACAGATTTTCACTAAAACTTTCCAAATAAGTTCTAGACTGGATGCTTTTCTGCCCTACAGTATTCAAGGCAATAAGAGGTAATGCGAGTCCAGGATTGGTGCAAAACCAAAACTGAAGAGGCACGTATAAGGTTGTCTCCGCAAGGGCGTTACGAGGAGCGCACACTTGACGAGGAGCCATGGAGTCACAAGGGGACTCGACATCTGAAAAAGATGGATCGGTGATAAATGTAAGCTGAGTAGTATTTCCGATCATCTTGAAGTAACCGCGCTGTTGTTCAGCAGTCATTGTAAGTTGGTTCCAAATATGCATCCAATCACCATATTGACGATCAATTCTTTGGCCACCAATTTCAACCTCAACCTGAGCAATCAACTGTTCTCCGGGGAAATCTAACCAACGAGCATACACTCCAGGATTAGCAGTTGAATAACTTCCAATACCCATCATTTGATTGATCTCGGGTAAAGTCACTTGTAAATATGTTCGGTAAGCAAGATCTCCGTTTCTGGAAATAACACATTGGACTCTTCGTCCAAAATCAGCCTGACCGTTGAAGGTTTGTTCTATTGATTCAATGGCAAAGTTAGTATATCTACGATAAGTAACTTTCCAAAAAGTAATTTGAGGATTACCAGTACTTTTCCTCTACCTTATCTTTCGATAAGGAGTAGACTATATCTTATGAAGATTCATTTTTTGTTATATTTGCGTATTTCTCATAACGTGTAAAAGTTAAAATAAATTCTCCCGAAAACCATTTAGTCGTTGAGCCTTTTTCTTTAAAACTTTCTATTTTATTTAATATATAATTTATTTGATTAATGTCAATTTCTTTTTTAGATGAATTGTATTTGACTGTAACTGGCATTAAATTTGACCAATTCCAGCATTCAAGTCTTTCATTTTCATCTGTTAAATTAAATTTACAAACAGGTATAATATGATCAATAGACCAATATGACCCGTAATTATCCCAATCCATGTCATTTGTAAAATTATATTCAAACCATTCTCTTAAATACTGAATATTACACCCGATATAATTCATTGTTGAATCATTTTTAACCATAACACATCTTAAACGAGCAGCTAATGATTTTTTTAACCTATAATTCATGTTGGTTTTAGTTTCATTTTTACACCATTCGTTTTTTTGTTCTGTTAAAAATACTGGATAACACAAAATACAAATCTTTTTTTTATAAAACTTTTTAAGTTTGGCAAAATACTTCAATGGCTTTTCTTCAGCACATTTTTCACATATTGCTTTATAAGTTTCGCTTTTTTTTAGTCTAAGATTTATTTTTCTGGCTTTATCAAGTTCATTCAAACATTTTTTACATGTTATTGCGTATTTGTTTTCTTTATCGGTATATTTTCTGTAATTATCAATTGATTTGTTAATTCCACATTTTTTACATGGTTTGTCTGACATGGTAGTTAATCTAATATATTATATTATATTTAATATAGTTTTGTTAAGTAATAAAGAAACTTGGTTGCTAATTGCCCATTGAAATCTATTTAAAAAATAGATCGTATCTTATTCATTTTTACTGTACCCAAGTTTTTTGTCTTGGCCGCATATTTCTCACGAAATATGTTTAGTAGAATAAGCTTTAGGGGTTTCAAGCAATTTGATTTTCTCACCAGGGTTATTCTTTTGATTTTTTTATTACTAAAATCAAATCCCTGATTAACATCAGTGGTACTTTATTCAATTTAAATTGAATAAAGCATCCACAAAAGGCTTTATGAATATCTTATTTTTTTAGATATTCCCTGATGTTTTTCTACCCTACTGGTTTTTAAGGTAAACGTCTTGCGACAATCCCTAATATTTCTATTAGGGCCAGAATACACCTTAAGAAACTTATGGTTTGACTATAACCATTGATAGTTCCCGACTGCCGTCTACTCGTTGAACCTTTTCCATACCCTTGTCATAACAGGATTAGGAACTTGGCTGCGGATTGCCCAATTCTTTACATTTTTACCATTGGGGTCAGCTATTAACTGAGTTCCCTTAAAATGTTTCCATAATAAGGTGGTAGTAAAGACTCTAAGGGGGTTCCCGCAATTTGACAATCTTGCATTTAACTATAATCTAATTTATAGTAAATACTAGCAAGTTATATAAATTGAGTTGGGATTCTCAATTCGCAATATTTACACTGTTTTCCTATTATGGTGATATGCGACCCATAATAGCAGCTTACTGTTTTCGCCCAAGAAGGTTAAGCGCCATAGGCAACTAGTTGCATTAATCCACCTCCCATTTATTATAATATTGCTAAAGATAATAAATTTTAGAATTTTAATTTAATTTAATGAATTAAATTACAATTATAATTATTATTTGTAAATATATTAATTAAAAAAAATTTTACTTATATCTAAATTGGTCTTCATAAATTTAAGCAAATATGAATCTTCGAGTACTTCTCGTTTACCTTCATGATTTTTAGTTAATACATACGAATCTTTGCGTTTTTTAACACTCCATCCATGCTCAATAGAATTAAAAATAAATATCATTTTTTGAAGTTTAATTGCGTCTAATTTTATAGTTTCATTTTCTAAATCTTTTAAAGAATCTAAATTCAACTTAATATCCATTAATTATAATCTAGAAAACATTACTATATTTTAAACCTATATATCTAGAATAATGTTTTTCATCTATTTCTAAAGAAGATAATGTTGTTTTTATAATAGTACCGTCACTTGTTGAATAATAAATATGTTTAATTATATATCCTAATTTTTTTGGTAATACTCTCATCGTTTTAATACAATTATTACATGGTTTACTTGACTGAATTTTATTTTTAGGTGATATGCGAATTACAACTAAATTAATTGATTTTAGCCTTTTTTTATTTCTAATAGGCATTAATTTTGATATAGCAGCACATTCAGCATGAATACCCGGGATTTTACCATCACCCATTAAATTAACTCCAAAACTTAATACTTGATCCTTTTGTAAAATACATGATATATGATTATAATGTCCACATACACATGAAGATATATTGGTATAATTACCTTCTGTATATAAAGAAATATTTGTATCAAATGGTAAACAATAACGTTTAATAAACATTTGTTCTAATAATTTGTCCATAGTTATTTATAATGAATATAACTAATTATTAAAAGATTTCACTTTTATATTATAATAATAATAATTGTAAATTATAAATTAAAAACTTTTAAATTATAATTATATAAAGAATGCCCAATTTTAAACCAAAAACAGCAAAAAAAATAAAATTTAATAAAAAAACATCGATTACATTAGATTCTAAGCATAATGAATTTGTAAATGAATTTATAAAAGATGAATACAATGATATTCCCAATTTTAAAATAGAGAGACGCGAATTAATTAATAAATTAAATACTGAACATATATCTATTGAACAGCGTCTTGATATTACAGATAAAATTCAAGAATTAACAAATAAAATTAAAGAAATAAAATGTAAAAAAAAAGAATATTTTTTAGACAATTCTAAATATATTTTTGAATATTTTGAAAATAAAAAAAATATATCAATTCATCCAACAACCTCTTCATCTAAATCAAAACTTATGAATACTTTTTTTAAAATTAAAGAAGAGGATGAACCAATTCAAAAAGAAACCAGTAATATTGTTCAAAAATATTTAAGTAATATTGATGATTCTTTTATAGATGTTAATTTATATGTTTGTCAAACAGATATATGCAAATATTGTTTCAAAGGAGAACTTATTCCTCTTGAAGATGATGGATTACTTATTTGTAATACTTGTTCTAGAAGTATTCCCTATTTGATTGAAAATGAAAAACCATCCTATAAAGAACCACCTAAAGAAGTGTGTTTTTATGCTTATAAAAGAATTAATCATTTTAAAGAAATTTTGGCACAATTTCAAGGAAAAGAAACTACACAAATTCCTCCAGAAGTTATTGAAAATATTAAACTTCAAATTAAAAAAGAGAGAATTGATATTTCACATATCACCAATTTAAAAACAAAAGAAATTCTTAAAAAACTCGGCTATAATAAATATTATGAACATATACCATTTATTAAAGCAAAATTAGGCATTAAACCACCTATTATGTCTTCTGATTTAGAAGAAACACTTTGTAATCTTTTTATTGAATTACAATCACCTTATT